CGATGATGTTTTTCCGGCGCTGCATAAGTACCTGCAGGTCGCCAAGCGCCTTTTCACGCGCCGATTGATCTTCTTTGCCACCAGCGATTTCGGCCTGCTTCTTGAGGATCGGGATTTCGAGATCGATTTCCTTCACCTGCATGTCGCGCTTCTTCGCGTAGTACTGCTCCTGGCCAATCAGCTGCAACTTGTACTGAGTGTCGAGGTCAGTCGACTCGCCGGCCATCTTTTCCTTCGCCAAGTTGCGCGAGTTTTCGAGCTGGGTCAGCGTGACGTTGTTCACTGCGGAGTACTTCTGATTGATCTTATTGATCGCCTTCGCAATGTCAGCATCGGAAGCGCCAGCATCCTCACCTTTCTGACGCGCTGCCGCGATCTCCTTCTCGCGCAACTGCTCCTTGGACAGCGTCGTGTCCATGATCTTGTCCCACTCGAGACCGGCCTGACGCAGCTTTTCCGAGATCTCAGCCTGGCGACGATCCCACTCGTCCTTCTCGACCTGCCATTTGAGTTCGCTTTCGCGCTTCTGGAGCTCGGTCAGCTTACCGGCAGCCATCGATCGCCGCATCTCGGCTGCATCCGAGCGGTCGCCGGTACCGGTAGACGGCGCCTGCTGTGCGAGCGCGATCTGGCTCTGCACTTCTGCCAATTCCTGCTGCGGCGTCTTCTTTCGGCCAACGCCGAGAAAGGCGTCCCAAGCCTTCGAAGCTGAATCCTTCGCACTCATCCAGGCGGACTCGATCGCACCTAGGTTGTCCTTCATTTTGGCCGCGCGTTCTTCGAAGGCAGTGGCGTAGGCTTTCTGCGCTACCTCGGCAGCCTCGTCGTTCTTACCTTGGTCCTGCAGAGCCTTAATTTGCTCGTAGACGGCGCTCGTCAGGTAGTGATACGACTCGCTCAGTTTCAAACTCGCTTCGACGGGTGACTTGCCGAGCTCGGCGAAGTCCTTGACGGTATCATCAACACTGCGACCGATGTACTTCTGCACCTCGACGGCGACTTGGCCGAACTGCTTGAGGTTGTCCGACCCGACCTGTCCCGTGGCGGTCAGTGCTGCCAGGGCTTTGGCGGCCTCGGCTTGCGTACCGACGGCGTTGCTGATCTCACTGGCGTACGCCGCGAGTTGGCTTCCGCTCGTACCGGCCGCGTTGCCAGTCATGATGATGGCTGCGTTGTATGCGTCGGCCTCTTTGCTGCCCTCGTTATAGGCGAATGCCAGCGCGCCGACAGCGCCAGCGAGAACGGTGTACGGATTCACCAGACCAAGGAGCGATGCCCCTACCCCGCGGATCGTCGCCGGGATACTGCCGAACGAATCGCGCAGTTGGCTGCCTTGCTGCATCAGGACCATCAGCGGCGATTGGCCGCCGGCGAGCTGCACAGCGATATCAGACAACTGGGCCGGCACCATGCGCATCGCGTTGGCGATCTGAGCTGAGGATGCGCCGGTGCGCGCCTGGGCCTGCTCGACGTTTCGCAGCGCTGTCAGGTATGGCGTCAGCGTATTCGGATCGATGCCACGCTGGCGGGCCAACAACTCGTAATATTGGGATGTCGCCCGCCCGCCAGCCTCCATGGCGACGGTCGTTCGCTGGATCGAGCCGATGATGCTGCGGCTCGCAGAATCCACGCTCCTCGACGAGGTGGCCGCGCCTGAACCTACGGCAGTCACAGCGCGTTCTGCCTGCTCTCCGGCCCGGGTGACCTGTTGCGCCATCGTGTTGGCCTGCTGCCCGATCTCATTGAAGCCGGCCCGGGTGCGGGTCGTGTCGACCTCCGCCACAAGCTGTACGCGACGCTCTTCAGTCATTCATTCACCCAATAAAAAAACCGCCACGAGGGCGGTTCATCAAACAAAAAGCCAGCTTTCGCTGGCTTGGCTTCATTTCTTATCAACCATCTATCGCGCCCACTTGGTCCGGTCGCAGGCCTCGGGGAATGCTTTATCGCCTGCCTGCGCCCTGATAAGCGCTTTGGAGCACGCGAAGGCTTTGTCCGAATAGGCCGAGTCGGCGAATGTAGTCCTTGGGAGCGGGCACTTGTTCGCCTGCATAAGCGTCAAATGCATCTGCATGAGGTTGGTCGTGACTACTTTTTCAAGCTGCTGGTTCGTCTCGCGGGGGGCACTCCGCTCCAGCTCTACCTGAGACCGCAAGAACGCGAGCTCCTTCACCCCATCTTCAACCGCATTTGCAAGTGCCTCGCAAATTTTCGCTTGCTGAATTTGCGAATTGATGTCGGCCGCCCGAGCAAACCCGCAGACCGCGACTAGCAGTACTCCTAATGTCCACTTCATTGCATCCCCCTTTGTCCTGTGGAGGGGAATATATTACCGCAATGCAAATAGCCGCCCGTATTTCTAGGGGCGGCACCACGCTTAGCCGAGGTCAAGTTCCCTTTGATCCCCAAAGCGCTCACGAATCTTGCGCTCGTACTCCTCTTTAGTTTTTGAGGACTCGGTCATCTCAAGGATACGACCAAGATGGATCCGCAACGCGCGGGTTCCGATTTCCGAAAGGAACTGGTGAAGCTTTTTGGTACGATCACCACTCGCCGCCTTATTCGCCTGCATCAGCTCAAGCAGTTTGCCATTGCTTTTTGCTAGCGGGAAGTAGATATGGTTCAGGGTCAAGGTCTTGAATTCCCAAGGTCGCCCACGCTCAAATTTGGGAATCTCGTACAGCTTGTACCACTCCTCGTAAAGCTGAGGCGGGAACTCCTTCTCGTACTCTTTTGCCTCCTGCTGAACATAATTCTTGAAGGCGGTGATAATCTCTTCGCGGGTTGCATCGTAGCCAGACAAGGCATAGACCAGCCCCTTGATGCCTGCCTTTGCTGATGCACCGAGAATCACATGGGCCTGCCGTGCAATGTGCAGCTGAGACGACTGGAGCTTGCCGTCGTTTTCGGCCTGAATGATTGCCTTGCAAAGGTCAATCAAGATGGTGACGTCATAGCCGTGCACCTCACCTCTAAGCTTCGAGTCCGCGCCCGGCATAACCCCTTGAAAAATAACGGGATTATCAAGCTTTTCGCGTAGCTCACGCCCGACATAATTCGAGATGGTTTTACCGTTGACGAAGCTCGTCAGCCGACTCCCGCCTTCGCTGAAACCTAGGGCAAGAGCCATGCCGCGCTTGCTCACAACCGCCGTCTTCGCATCATCGTTCAGGACATAACATTCGACATCCATCCCAAAGTCTTGCTTGAACGTTCCAGTATGGGTAGCTTGTAGCGGCTTCACTCCCCATCTAGCTGCAGCAGCTTTTTTGGCGATCGCACTTTTCTCCGCGGGCGACAATGATCGAGCGCGAGCGATGCCGCCAGCAGCCTTAGTTTGGTTTTTTGGCTTAGTTACCATGCAAGCATCCTCATTCGTTGATATGCTTGCATACTAGCAGTCAACGCGACCCAAATGCAAGCATAAATTTAGGCCCATGCTTACATAGCCGCCTATCATTCCGGCTGTGCATCCCCTCCAATGCGATCGCATCGAAAACGTCGATCAACTCAAGCTCCCGGGCCGCGAACGTGGCGCGCTCGTCGTCATCGAACGGCAGATACGGCGGGACTCTTCCCATATCGGGCGCCCCATGCGCGGCCATTCGATGTTCATAAGAGAGGCGCGCGCACCGGTATTATCGCGGTGCGCTCAGGTGAGTACGCGGCGTGGCGCCGCCTTGCCGCGTCGCCACCGCCTCCCCGCCAGAGGGCCCCGGGGGGGGGGGGAGGCAGAAACGCTCCCTTTTTACACCCTACTCCCGCTCAGCCATCGCCTCAAGCGCGGCATACTCCATTGCCCGGATGTCGCTCTCAAGCTCGTCGTATTCCTCGGGGTCGAGCTTCATCCGATCCATTTTCTGGAACAAGACACTGTAGTCCAAACCTGTCGGCCCCATCGCGCCGACGCGCCACTGCGTGCGGATGTCGGCGAACAGGAAATAGGCCCGCTGATTCTCGGGCCACACCTCGACGTCTTCGCCCGCGTAGTCTTCCGGCGTGAAGCCGAATTCCTTCATCTTTGCGATGTCCTCCTTGCTCGGCGGCGGGGTGAACATCTCGCGGGCGATTTCCCTTAGTTTCCCAGGCGGCCCTCAACGATGGCCGAACGGTAGTCGGTGATGATCGCGCCGACTGCGGCCGGAAGTTCGTCGACGAGCTGCATGGCCGACTCCTCGTCGAATGGTACATCGAGGTTCCATCCATCGACCACGCCCAGCAGGTAGCGAACGTTGAACGCGTTCTGGCGCGCGGTGATCTCGGCTTGGGTCGGTTCTGCGACCTTCTCGCCGGCCTCGACCGCGGCGCGCACACGTGCGACCTCAGCGCCCGCTTCGGCCTTTACTTCGGCCTGCAGTTTGTCGGTGAATTCGGCGTGGTCCGAGCGGGTGCGATACTTGTACGTGACTTCGATACTGCCTGCGTCCTCACCCGGCATCGGGAACGACACGGTGCGTTTGAACGAAGTCGGGCGCTTGCCCAAGATGATTTTCTTTGCCATGGTTATTGTCTTTCGGGGAGGGAAAAAGACCGCGAGGAGCTACCCCGCGGCGAAAAGGCCGACGCCGCCCGTTGGAGCGCCGACTGGCAACGCGGGATTACGAGGCGTAGCGGACGACCTTGCCGGTCACGGCGAAGCCTGCCTTCACGGCCATGACCTGGCCCTTCGACAGGCTCGGATTTTCGTTGAAACTCACGTATCCGCTGTACAGCAAGATGGCGCCGCTCGGCAGGACCATCTTCAGCGCGGCGACCTTGGCCGAATTGGATGCGGTACGCAGCACGGCATTGTGCGGCTGCGTCGGGTCATCGGCGATACTCAGGCTGTAGGTGGTGGCCGAGAAACCGTCCGGCAGGTTGATCTCGGTATCGCTGTCCATGAGGTTGACGTTCGCGTACTTCGCGTCACCGCCCGAAGGGTCACAGCCCACAACCTGGACGATCGACTGCCAGGTCGTGATCTTGCGAACGGACCCGGTGCCGGCGCCTGCCGGGAACTGCACGGTATCGGTCGTGTCGAAGCCTTCCAGGGTCACCGACGTCGCCGCCGCGGTTTTGACACGGAAGACGCGGCCCGTGGCCTTGCTCCAGCCGCTGGTGAACTCGAGGAAGTCGCCGACGGCGTAGGTGTTGGTGGCGGTCGTCAACACAGCTTCCGAGGCGTTGGTCGCCGCGCTGACGTTGATCGAGGCGGCGTACGCGGAAGCGACCGCGAACGAGATGTTGTTTGGCAGTTGGAAGCTCACTTATGGGCCTTTCAAATGAAAAAAGCCCGGGACCGGGCTGTTGCGCCCGTTTCCGGGCAAAGAAAAAGCCGCCCGGATCGCTCGGGGCGGCTTGATGATTGGTCAATCGTGGTTACTGGCGGTCAGCCCACACAGAGAAGTCCTGGCGCGAGCAATACCGCTGCATGTCCGAATCGGCATCCGAAGCGGCGGCGGCAGTCGGGCGCGCGTCGAAAGCGGTGGAAGTGATCAGCGCATTCTCGATCTGCTTGATAAGGCCTTTGGCCTCGGCGCGCCGGTCGCTCCAGACGTTGACCTGAACGAGCGCGTTCTCTTTCGACGGCAAGGCGTTGTCGAAGAAATCAATCGCATCGCCGCCGATCTGCTGCCAGGTCACGTATGGGCGCGCGGTATCCGTCGGAGCGAAGTCCGGGAACGTTCGCGGGCAGATCGCCTGCAGAAGCGCGACTAATTTTTCTTCCAGCGTCATTGGACCGCCCTATGCAGCGCATCCGCTGCGGCTTGTGCCGCCTGCGGAAACTTCACTTCAGCCTTGCGTACAAAGGATTTCGCTGGCACCTGACGAGGGGCGGCCAACGCAACGTAGTACGCATCCTTTACCGCTTGCGACGCGCGGCGCCCAGGCTTGCGCTTGCCGCGCGACTCTCGACGTACGGCGGTGTAGAACTGTCCGTCACTGCCGACGTAGGTAGCGTACCGCTGGATATGCCCGAATTCGACAAGGTGACCGTGCGGCGCCTTCCTCACGTTCCAGCTGATGTGGTACGTTGCACGCCCCTCCGCGCTGTTCGCCTGCGAATAGACTTGGTAGATACTCTGACCCAGTTTCCCCGTCTTAGCCGGGATGGCGGCGACGTTGCGCTTCACCTCATCGTAGAGAACTTGTGCCGCGGCCTGGGCCGCTGGCCGAGCTGCGGTCTCTGCGGCATCACCCATTTCGGCAAGCATCGCGGTGACGCTGGCCATATCGACGGAAAGCATGGTCATTTCGCGCACTCGCAGACCAGGAACATGAACATTGGATCGCGGTCGGGAAGCGGCGAGCCCTTGACTTCGTACTCCTCGCCCGCGTAACGCACGCGCCAACTCGCATCGATGTCCCTGCGGGCACGGATACGGATCGACGCGCGCTTTACCGAGACATCAGCGTTAGCACGCAACACCTCGGCACCGCTCTGGAAAAGCACGTGCGCCCAGATCGTGGCAACGTCGACCCAGTCCGTGACGGGCTGGCCGACAGAGTCCTTGCCGGCCTCGCGCCGCAGCAACGTGATTCGATGGTTCATGGTCACAGGAACACCAGATAAGGGTCAAGAAGGCGATCGAAGTTCGCCTCTTTGGCCGTGGAAACCGGAGAGAACTGCTGCTGAATCCGGGCGAGCACGTACTGCTTGACCGGCTTCGGCACGCTCGCCTCAGTCGGCCCGTAGCCGGCCGTGTACTGCACCTCCACCGCGTTCGCCCGATCGAGCACTATCGGCCATGCACGCCCCGGCGCCGGCGTCAGCACCGCGGGCTCAGCATCGACGTCGACGAAGTAATCTCGCGGGTCGATCGTCTGCTGTGCGCCGGTCTCGTCGTAGTACGACACGTGCGTGATGCTCATCAGCGGCGGCTTCGGCAGGATCATTTCGCCAGCAAAGGCCCGGAAGCCGGCGCGCCACGTTTGCATCACGAAGGCCCGGCCGGTGGTGTGCTCCGCGGCTTCGGTGTAAGCCTCGGCTGCAGTTACGATCTCTTCATCCAGCTCATCACCGTCAGCCCTGGCAGCACGTCGCGCCGCGTCAACTGACACAGCAGACTGCACGAGGCCAACGCGCTTGAGCGAATCGGGATAGACGGCCGGACCATGACGGCATGCGGTACCAAGCGGCGCGCGCACGTATTCGATAGGGGGCTCCACTGCAAACGTGATCGCAAGATCACTCGACACCGAGGAATAGACTGTGTACGCCGCGGAAAGCGAAGCCGAAACAGACGACATAACCAGCGCCTGCACTGAATACGACGCAGCCAGATCGGCAAATACCTGAGCGCGCACCGAGTAAGCGGCGCCCAGGTCCGCGTCAACCCGCCCCTTGACGGTGAATGCGGCGGCGAGATCCGCCGACACTTGCGCACGCACTGCGTACTGGCTTGCCAGGTCGGACGATACCGCTGCCCGGACCGCGTACGCGGCCGCAAGGTCGGACGAAACTGCACCGCCAACCGAGTAGGCGACGGCCAGATCCGCCGAAACGCTCGATGTGGAACTTGTTCCACCCTCCCCGACAGCACTTGTGCCTACCGCGTTAAATGCTGGCATGACTTACCCCTTATGCGAAGCCCGTGCCGACCGGACCGACAAACTGGCCGTTGGACTGCCCCAGGATCTGCAGGTATTTCGTGCCGGCGGCCACGTTTGCCTGTTTAGCGATGTCCGTCCACGTCGTTCCGCCGTCGCTCGACACGGCATACGTGACGTTGGTCCCCGAACGAGTCATGCGAACCAGATCGTTCTCCGCCGGAATGCGGTTGGTCACATACGTGGTCGAGTTCGCGTCAGGGAAGTACAGCTTGTAGCCGGTCGTCTCGGCCATGAACAGCGCCGTCAAGCTGCCGTAATTCGTCGTGGGCGCCGTGGTCTTCAGGCCGATGAACTGGCGAGCGCTGACCGTTACGAGCTTGACCGTAAATGTACCGTCGCCGGCCAACGACTTGACTGCCGTACCGCCCTGTTGAGTCGCGGCGTAGTTCACGCTGCTGCCCATTTTGTACGTGTACGGCGCCACGCCCGCGCCACCGACCGACGTATCCGTCATCAGGTAGAAATCGGCGAACTGGAGGTCGGTAGCACTGGGCGCCGCCGCGACGTTGTTCGTGACCGTTACCGCGCCGAAGCTGGCCGTGACGTTGCCCGACGCGTCCTTGATGCGCGGATCTGCCCCCGGCGCCGTGTAGGTCGCCTGAATCGCGGTGCCGCTGGAGAAAGGCGTTGCAACCGTGACGGAGACGATCGGACCGCTGACGGACACGCTCGATACGGTTTTCGCGACGCCGCCCTCGGTGATCACGAACGCCGAAGTTGGCGGGTTGCTGGCGGCCAGGCTTTCCGACATCGTGATCTGCACGACGGTCGGCGATGCGTTGGCAACCTGCGCGCTGCTGAATGTCGGCGCGGTCGTGTCGGATGCCGGGGCGTTGTTCGTCACGCCCACGCCCGAGAACGACACCAGCAGATTGCCCGCGAGGTCGCGGATACCAGCGCTGCCCGGCTGCGTGTAGCTGACCGTGCGCGCGGCTTCGCCCGCAACGAACGCTTCGCCCAGCGACAGGGTGACGGTGTTCGGGCCAACAGCTACGCTCGTGACCGTATGCCCGCTGACGGCGAAAGTCGATGCTGCCGGCACGTTGGTCGTGTCGAGCGATTCGGATGCCGTCATCGTCAGCGTGGCCGGCGTCCCGCTGGCGACGGTTGCATTGCTCAGGGTCGGCGGCGTGCTGTCGACAACCGGCGCGTTGTTCGTGATGTTGATCGGCGATTGCGTCGCCATCAGGTTGCCCGCCAGATCGCGCAGGCCGTTACCGCCGCCCGGCGCGGTGTACGCGACGGTGCGCGTCGCCTCGCCGTTGACGAACGGGCTCGATACGGTCAGGTGCACGTAGTTGCCGTTACCGCTCGCCGATGTCACCGTGTGGCCGCTGACGGTCCAGGCGCTTGCCTGCGGCGGATATGCCGGGTCGTACGGCTCGGACAGCGCGACGGAGACAATGCTCGTTGCGCTGGCATATACAGTCGCACTGCGCGTCACGGGCGCCGTCGTGTCGACGCCGGCAGACGCGATTGCCGCGGGGATGACGGAAGCCATGTTGCAACCCAGGATGCGCGCGCCAGCAGCGGTATAGTGCAGGTTGTCGCCCATCTTGTAACCGGTCAGGCCCGGCGTATAGGCGCATCCGGGGAATTCTGCAGCGACGGCGCGGTGCGCGTTGTCGACGGCCGCGTAGCCCGGATGGCCAGCGGTATCGGCGACGTTCTCGCCCATCAGGCCACCGATGACGAACCACGCTTTCGATGCGGTCGGCACGCGGGTGCGAATGGCCTGGATCAGGGTCTTGAGCGCACCTTGGTAGTTCAGTTGAAGGTTGAGCCCGTACCAGTCCGCATCGCCTTCGCCTTGAAGCCACGCGATGCCGACGACGCGACTTTTCGGATACAGAAGCTGCGCCTCGGCGACGGCAAGCGCTCCCTGATTGATGGAGGCGTCGAGCAGTGTTGAACCGGCTGCACCGAGCGTAACGCCGCTGCCCGCACTACCGTCACCGGGAAACCACTCGCGGGTATCGGCGAAAAGCTTGGTCGCGCTACGCGCGAAAGGCACGAGAAACACCTTGCGATTCGACGGAATCATGCCTGCGTACGTGCGCGCCAGCCACGAGCCCGGCCCCAAGCCGACGCCGCCGCCCTGTGCGGGCAGATTTGCGTAACTAGCCGGGTTCAGGTTGTGGCGCAGCGGGTCGACGGCCTGCGTAATCTTGCGGTACGTAGTAGCCTCGTTGGAGAATCCGCCATACGTGAAGACGCGCGGATCGACGACGTCGAGTGTGGCCGTGCTCACATCCTGCCCAACCATGTTCGACTGCCCAAGGAGGAGGATGATGTCGAAACCCGGATCGTACGGGTTAATCAGGCCTGCATTCAGGTCCGCCGCTGTTTCTGCGTTGGTGACAGTCAGCGTCGAGCCGTTGAACGTGACGGCTGCGCCGCCATTAGAGCTGTTCAGCCGAACCGTTTGTGTAAGGGTTGCCCCGCCGTTGGAAAGGGTATAGCGAGCGCTTTCCCAGTTTCCAGCCGCATCCTTTACGACGAACGGCACGTTCGTCTCAGTCGCGCTGAACTCGCCCGAGGCGATGGCTTGCGCGGGCGTGCGCATGCCAAGGGTTGCGGCGCCAACGGTGATAACAGCGGCGCTCGTGCCAGTGGCATTAAACTCTACGCGGTCTGCTAGTTTCATGGTGCGGTATCACCCGTGACGCGGAAGTTCGCGGTGTCGTTGGTAGCGCCCGTACCGGCCTGGATCGTGCGGCGCAGCCAAACAGCGCGGCTTTGGCCTGCCGGGATGTCGCCAAGGGCCACGCCAGCGCCTTGGGTAGCAGCAGCGGCGAAGGTGACGTCACTCGGCGCGGTGTTTTCGTCTGCGACTGCCGGCTCCGTACCGTTCAGGGCAGACGTGCCAACGCCAACGTCGAAGGTCGTCGAGGCGCTTGGCGTATTTGCCTGGATCCAGAAGACAGGGCCGACGAGCGTCAGGCTGCCGTGCGCGTTGTGTACGTAGACGCAGCGATACTCGGTATCGCCAGCCACTGCCTCGGCCGAGGCGACGTCGTCGAAGATGTTCGCGCCCGCGGCGGTCGTCGATTTCGCGCCACCGAGGGACGCTGCAGGCGACGTGTTACCGGCACCGCCGGACAGCCGGTATTGAATGTCGGTCGAGGCAATGGCCATTCTGTTCTTTCATTGTTCAGCGAGCCGACTGGCGATGAACGTCAGCAGCTCGTCGTCGGACTTGCCGACTATGTCTTCAGGGAAGATCGCCAGTGATCCGCCTCGCGTCTTGCGGCGGATGACGACAAGGAACACGCGAGGATCCGCAGCCTGGGCCCGCACGTCGGAGAGCAAGGCTGCGGACTCGGGGCTCATGGATTACTTCGCCAGCGACTCGGCGTAAGTGACTGCCGCAGGATCTGCGTCCAGCGCGCCCGGCTGGGCCTTGACCTCAGCAGCGTCGACCTCAACGACATCGTTCGGCTTTCCGTACGAGCTCTCGACGAGAACCCGCGCCTTGACTTTTTTGGTGTCTGCCATGTTTTTCTCCGGTGATGGCAGCCGGCGCTTGCCGACTGCCGATTACGATCAGGTCGCGCTGTTCTGGTACAGGCGCACGGCCGCGGTGTCGAGCAGATTGCCGCCCGAGCGCGTCCAGCCGCAGAAGCCGACTTGCCCCTTGAGGGCGAAGGCCGAGTCGTCGAAGCGGCGCATGGTGGTCGAGTTCGAGACGTCGCGGATGAAGTACTGCGACAGGTCGCCGAATGCGATCGACTTGGCGTTCGCCGCCATCACGGGAACGTCGTCGTTGATGGCGATCGGCTTGCCGAGCAGCAGGTCAGGCGCACCTTCGGTGACGGCCGGGATCCAGATCGGGCGCCCGACGGTGTCCACCAGCTTCGACAGGGAGGCTACGCTCAGGTCATTCATCATCCAGCGCGCGCTGCCACGGTAGGCGCGGTTGACCGAGTGCTTCACGTCGACCAGGTCACCGTAGGTCACGGCAGCGGTCTGGCCGGTGGCGCCGACTTTTCCGACGGTCGAAGCAGGGATGAGCCCCAGCGGCTGGCCGCTGCCGGTGCCGACGGTCTGATGCATGTTCTGAATGCGTGCGATGCGGGTTGCGAGACGGTTCACGACGAACGCGACGACGTCGATCGCGCTGTCCTGGATCAGCTCCAGCGGCAGTGCGATCTGCTTCGACGAATACTTGAACACCGGGAGGCCCAGCGTGCTGAAGGTCACGTCGCCGCTGCCTGCACTGCCGTTTTCTGCGACGATTTCGCCGATCTCGCTCGTGCCATCGCTAGTCGGGAAGTTCATCGAGTGACCGGTTTCGGTGGTCAGCACGGTAGCGACGTCGCGCATGCCGCCGAATGCCTTGAGGCGGTCGATGACCATGGCGGCGACTTCTGCCGGGACGGTGTAGCCGCCTTCGGCCGGGGTGGTGGTCGACATGGCGTTGCGGATCGCTGCAGCCTGCTCTGCGGTAACGTTCGAACCGTGTCGCATGTACAGGGCAACGGCAACGAGAGCGCTGATCTCGACGTCACCACCGGCGGGCTGCGCCTTCCTGGTTGCGTCGTTGAAGAACTTCTCGGCTTCCAGCTCGCGCATGGTTTCGAGGTTCTTGATCTGGGCCTTGGCGCCGTTGATTTCGGTCGCGAGGTTGTCGAACTTCGCTTGGTCTTCAGTCGACCAGATCTGGTCGCCCTTGTCAGCGATCAGCTGATTGGCCTGGGCTGCGAGGTTGGAAATCTTCTCGCGCAGTTGCTGGATGGTCATGTGGTTCCTTCAAAAAGAAAAGGGAGCCGCTTGGGCTCCCTGATGGCGAGGTAAGACGACCTCGGGCGGCGCGCGAGAAGCGCTATGCTGCTAAGACGAGTGCCAGACGGTTTGCGTTGGCTTGCGCCATGCGCGGGCCGGTCGGCTCGGGCTTGGTGCCAGGTTGGGCGTCGTGATTAGCAGGCTCCGGCGCAGCGGGTGCCTGGCGCGCAGCAGGCGCAGCGATGTTCGCCGGCGCTTTCGAATAGGCCGCGAGGTTCCACACGTTGCTTGCCTTGGTTTTATCAGCCGGCGCTTGCGTGATGCGATCGATGAAGCCGTTTTCGAGAGCCTCCGTAGCCGAGAACCAGGTTTCCGCGTCCATCCATGCGATGATCTCCGCCTCGTCCTTACCAGTTTTGGCGACGTAGTCGGCGACAATCGCGCCTTCGATCTTCTCCAGGACGTTGGCTTGCTCGCGCAGGTCGCTCTTGTCGCCCCACGCGATGCAGCTGGCGTTGTGGATCATGAAGAAGGCGCCCTCGGACATCTCGACTTCGTTGCATGCCAGTGCAATGCTGGTAGCGGCGCTCGCGCACAGGCTGTCGATGTGGGCAATGGTCTTGCCTTGGAAGCGCGCAAGGGCGGCCATGATGGCGCGGCCTTCGAATACGTCGCCACCAGGGCTGTTGATGTACACGTGGAGCACTGCGGCATCGCCGGCCTGCGCCACCGCATCGATCACATTCACGGCGCTCACGCCCCAGTAAGGATCGATCACGTCGTAGATGTAGAGCGACGCCTCGGCCGCGTTGCGCACGACGTTGACCGGACGCTTTTCGCCGCCGGCGTTGTCACGGTACAGCTGGAGGATCTTTTTCATTGGCTGATTTGCTTCCGGGTTGGGATTGGTCGCGCGGCGCGCGATATATTTCGTCGCCGCCAGGAACCGGCGGCAGGCGGCGCGCTCGACGTACTTCGTTCAGCGTCTTCCAGCCATCGCCGGCGCCGGGTCCGCCTAATGCAGCACGATCAGCCTTCGACTGCGCGTCAATGTCGCCCTCGTAAAGCGCCTCGCGCTGGAACTCCAGAAAGCGGCCGTTGTTGCGCGGATAAAGCTTGCGATTCAGCTCTTGCTCGATCTTGCGAAGCCAGGGGTTGAGCGTGTACTGGACGAAAGCGCGGCCGATCGATTCCAGACCAGTGCCCCAACTGGTGGAGCCGGTCGATTCGTTGATCATGAAGCCGGGCACGCCGAATGCGCGGGCAATGTCCATAACCTGGAACTTGCGGGCCTCGAGCAATTGCGCGTCTTCAGCCGATAGGCTCAGCTCTTTGGCTGAGACACCCTCAGTCAGCACCAACGGCAGACGGTGAGCATTGGCCAGTCCGGCATAGCGACTCGCGAACGCGGCCTGCATGGCCCTCACCTGCCCCTCGTCCATCTTCTTGTCGGAGGTAAGAATGATCGACGGGTGCGCGCCGCCCTCGAAGAACTTACCACTGTACTCATCCATCGCCAGCGCGTTGCCGATCGCGGCGCGAGCACCGAACTGGATGACTGACATCGACCGCATAGTCGAATCGTCGAAGCCCAAGCCCGGGAAGTGCAGAATGTCGGAGGGCTCAACCCAGGTGCAAATACCGTGAGCAGGAGAGTTCACGTAGTAGCGAACACCCTCACCAGGTGTGCGAATCGGTGATACGCACCCCCACGGCAGTGGCAGGATCTCGCGCAGCGAGCCATTCACGCGCCAGCGCAGCAGGCCGAACGCATCGCCGCGCAGCAGCTGCGCCATGCTGACACCCTCCCACATCGACGCTGCGGTGTACTGCGGACTGGGCTGCTCGTTCAACAGATACCAAGTTTCGCTGCGCGGCAGCATGGCCGGAATGGCGCCGCCATCGAGCGAGAATTCGTTGACCGGCATGCTGACCATCGCGCCGGCGATTTTTGCGACACACGCCGCAGCTGCCGACACGCGCATGGCCGACGTCGCCGAGACGGTAGTCCCGGAGGGAGAAACACCGAACGCCTCCATCACCTCTGTTGAGTATTGCGTCTGATTGGAGACTTGCGCCCCCTCGCGACGCGCGGGCTCCTGCCGCCAGTGCTGGGTGGCGGCCAGCGCATCGAATAGTTCCATGTGACTCCTTACAGGACGACGAAGCCCTGGGTAATTTCGCCGGACGACGCGACGGGATTAAGGGACATGAGATAGACCGCGTTCAGCATCGCCATCAGCGGATCGATCTTCCCGGTGCCCGAGGCTTGTTTCGTGATCAGCACAGCATTCGCGCTCGGCACGATCTTGGCATTGCTGACGCACCAAGCCATCAGCGGCTGCCCCCCATGCACCAACACGCCCTCGGCTAGCTTGCGTTCGGCGGTCTTAATCGGGCTAGTCAGTTTCCAGCCCTGCGTGATACCGATGATCTTGTCCGGCGGTACGCCCCCCATCTCGAGTGCATCGAGAATGGCGCCGATTCCCTGAGGATCCAGGCCAAGCTTGTCCAGCACGCCGGCCTCGTAGACCATGGCGACGTTGGCCGCGAACTGGTCGATGTCCTGGCCGATGTGCTCGACCAGCGTCAAGTGACCGTCGCGCGCGAAGTCCTGCAACCGCGGTGCGATTTCCTTCCGGCGCTCCAGCACGGAGGGGTGTGCCCAGGCATGCCCCCAGCCCAGCCAGCGCCGCGTTTCCTTGCAGCGGCCAATTGCGTACTGCCCCAGCAAGTCATCGAGGCCACCACCGTCGCCGCCCATCGTGACCACTTCGGATCGCTCGATCAGGTCGGCCAACGAAAATGTACGCTCGAGAACGCCCTGCTTGCTCCAGAAATCAGCGCCAGCCCAGCGATCAGAGCGAAGGTTCATGCCGATCTCGACGTTCGCGTGCTTCGCCATGAAGCCGCGGAACGATTCGGGACCAGCCTGCTCCGCCTTCGTGAATTCGCGCTCAAGGAACGCGCGGTCGACCGAAAACCCGATATTCGGGTTGACCATCGCCATGTTTTCGAGCAGTAGGCACTCCCCCGACGCCACCATTTCCGGCGGATGCTCAAAGATGATCGGCACAAACGACGGGTCAACAATCTCACCGTCACGCACCTTGCGGGCGTATTCGAGCTTCTGCTTGAAAACCCCTGCCGGCGGCTCGTCAGACTGAGTTGTCAGCCAAATAACGAAACCTTCGGGCCGCGATGCCAGGCCGCCAAGCGCCTCGCGAAACATGTTCTCGGCGCTCGACATCTTGCCGAACAGGTGCAACTCGTCTACCAGGGTGCCGACTGACTTCTTGCCGCCCACCGTGTTTTGGTCGGCAGCCAACACCTTGAGGATTGAGTTGCTTTCGCGGTGCGTAATCTTTTTTTCGTGGGACTGCACGTGCATTAGCGCATCGAGCTCGTCGTCCTTCTGCACCATGTCACGCGCCGGTGTATATGCATTGTTGGCCACCTCGACCGTTGGCGCCAGCACGGAGAACTCAGCCGACTGGCGCCAGTTCAGAATCAATGCCGTCAGCATGATTCCAGCAGCAACCGTCGACTTCGAGTTCTTTTTTGGTAGGAGCACAAAAAATTCAACGATCAGGCGCCGGCCGCTGTCCGCATCGTAGGCGCCGAAGATGCATCGCACCAAGTCAAACACCCATTCGGCGCAGGATTCGCCAAAGGTCGGGCTGCCCGGCGCGTCAACGATCTTGAGTTCCTTGAAGATTGCAAGCGCCTGCTCAGCCTGCTCGGGGAAGATCGGAGGCGGAATGATTGTCTCGCCCGCTAGCAGGCGAGCCGCCCAGTCAGGGCAGGCAGTTGTCCAGTCCGGCATTTAAACCTTCTTCCCGCCTGCGGCGACAAGCTTTGGAGGCGCGGCCGCGGCAAATTTTCCGGCCCCCACCTTCTTGGCCGCATCCTGCTTCTGGTCCTTTTTGCCGCCCTCGCCCAGCCTTTGATGTTTAAACGGCAGCATGGCCTTGGCTGCATCGATCCGATACCGAAGGTCCGCCGCCGGCTCGTTCATGATCGTAGTGAGGAACTCGATCGGATCAGCAGTTGCCGGAATATCAATTGGGTCATCATCAGACCGGGGCGATGTCGATGCGGATCTCGCCGGCGCCGCCGCGCGTTCGGAGGCGGCCGCGCGGCGCTTTTCGAGGTAGGCTTTAACATCCGGGTCTTTAACATTTCTCGACCCGGCAGCCGATGCGGTTTTTTCACTGAAACCGGCGCGAATCGCCGCTTCCTTATTCGAGAACCCGGCCAAAACGGCATCGGCGAAGGCTCGCTTTTTGCCTGTTAAAGCCATTAACAAAATCCTCCATGGGGAATTTTTTCTGCGAATGAGAGACTATGCGGTGTCGGAGGCCAAAAGGCCCTGGACTTTGACCCGCCCCTCCCCTTCAGGCGGTCAGCCGCCGCGCGCCCGTTCCCGAGCCTCGCGCGCCGACTTCGCGTCGTGGCAGGGCTGACAGAGAAGCTCCTTGTTCACGTCGTCGTCCGTGCCGCCCTTCCACAGCGGCTCGATGTGGTCGACCGCAGCGCCGACGCTCACGCGGTCATGGCGCAGGCACTCCTGGCACAGGCCGTTGTCGCGCTTGCGGATTCGTTCACGGTCCTGCACACCGGCCCAACCGCGCTTGCGCTGAACTGTGTCAGGCCGAACTGGGGTGAGCACAGCCAGGCGGCCACCAGCGGTTTGCAATCGCGGCTTGAGCGTTGTGAGCTTCATGGTCAGTCGATCCCGCCGAGCGAGATGCGATAGAACTGCGCGATCTCATCCGCGCTGTACGTGCGCCGGATACATGGCGGCAGGTGGGATGTACGCGCCATGAACTCGCGGTGCGCGCGCTCGGTTCGATCTCTCATCCAGGCGTCGAAGCTCCGATCTGCTGCCGGGCCAGAGTCCGAGTCTAGAACTGGCGCAAAACAGAAGTCAGCGATGAGGCAGTCTTTGCCCATTTCACGTAGCTGATGGCGAAGCCCGCTCATCTCGTCGGCGAGCCGTAGCATCTCCAGAACAGCGTACCGATGCAGCTTCTCGACACCTGAGGCAAGCAGCATGATTGCGACAGCAAGCGACAGAAGTGAAAACAATCCAATCACGTCTCTCATCGCGCACTCCAGATGTCATGCCCTTCGCCCAGGTCAGGGTATTGGCCGGTTGACGGCATCGGCGCCGTACGGCGCTGCTTCCTGAACAGGTCGCGCAACAGCCCGCGGACGTTCTCGGGCAGACTGCGCGCCAACTCGACGAACGTCATGCCGGCGGCGCCGTAGCCCTTCGCCCGCAAGATGCTCTTGGCATCCTCGCAGTCGACGAGGTGTGCGGCGATGCGATTGAGGCGTGCGGGATCCGCTACCTTGGCCTCGTGCGCATGAGCGCCCAGCACAGCGCGCAGGATCTCGGCGCGATAGACGTCGATAGGGCCTTTCATTTCGCTGCCCGCCTGCGCGCAATGGCTGCGTTCTCGCGCTGCACCTGGAGCATGAGCCTCAGCCACACCACTTCGTTTTCAAGGCTCATGCGCATGAGGCACCTCAGTTAAGTAACGACGGCTGCATCGCCGTTTCCAATGACTCGCGCTCATCGCGCAGTGCCGGCAGTTCGCGCTTTCGGGTCAACATCAGATGTGATCCGAACGAGGCGCGTACCTGCGACCCGACTTCCTTTTCGATCAGCGCCTGCATCTGCTGCCACAGCGTCTGCTGCTGGCCATGCGCACGATCGAACGCGTCGATTACATCGAGATGAAAATCCGCATCGATCCACATCGCGTACGCGTACACAAGCGGCTTGGTCACAAACGTGCCCTGCGTTATTCCCGGCCTGTTCCCTTTGACGATCGAAACCGGAGTGATGCACAGATCTGTGCATCTCTTCTCAATGGCAGCAATTAGCCGCTTCGTTTCATCGCGCCGCATGAACGAACCTGGGCGGTGCTGCTTCGTGGCCTTGCCCTGCGCCATAGCGGCGCGGTGTAGATCATTGAGGCAGTAACGTCCATCAGCGTCGCGGTGCACGCCGGTATTTGATATGACTAGCTGGCTCGCGCCGTCCATTCATTCCTCCGTAAACGAAAAAGGGCGACACCCGAAGGCATCGCCCTTTGCACAAGATGAGGTCTTGACTCGCACCGTACGGCTCGGCTCCTGCCGGATTAAGCATGTCGAGACAACATTCAGCGCTTCGCAGCGGATGAATTGGATTTGCTACAGGTATAAAAAATGCCGCCGGCGCATTGTTGCGACAGGCGGCGAAGTCCAGGAACGAGAGAACCTAGAGGAGACAGGTTTGTGGCGGCCGGTGCTGGCGTTCCGGCGATGCAATCCGGGATGACGGAGCGTCTGGATTGCCTATGCTCCCTGGCGCATCAGCTAATGCGCATACACCACACAAAGCCCGCGGCCGTCGTTCGCACACGCAAGGCGTGCTTGTCGGACTTAGGCTTTGTGTAGCGGCTCCTTACGAGAGCCAGGCGCCGACGCTCGCATATGGCAGCGTTGCCGTATTCAACAAGTCAAGTTGGGATCAGCGGGGCCGGGCCGCTGTGCGTCGGATTGCACGAACCCCAAGGCTATCTGCACAAGTGGGCCGTAAACGAAAAAACCCGCCAAGGCCGGCGGGTCGTTTCAAATTCTACAGGCGAACGCCGGCTTTACTGCTGGCTGGGCACTCGACTGCCTCGGGTGATGTTGGCGCCGTAGCGCGCATTACATTTTACCGAGGGAACTGTAGATGAGGACTTAAGTTTACGCCTGTTTTTTCGCGCGCGCAACAGTGATCTCAGCAGCAGCACGTACGATTGCACGGCAGGTGGCGTAGAGGTCATCACCACCTGCCGGCGCGGGCTCGACGACTATAATTGGCGGAGTTCCGCTGGCGTCAAAACTCCATTCGATTGTCACGCAGCCCGCTGACTCGCATTCGATGCTGACGCGCAGATTCAGCTTCACGGCGAGGCGCAACGCTTCATGCCCGCTATACAATGGGTTCCAATGGTCCAGGGTTGTGCCGCGCGGTCGAACGCTGTAGCGGATCGACGACTCGACATCATCCCAAGTTCCATCAATACCCGCCGCCCTTGCTGCCAGTTCAAGTAATCTGCGGTCCTCAGCGCGCTCCTCATCCGTATATTCGTCCATCACACCTCCGTCGCCTCGCCAACTGCGGCAGCTGCGCGGACGATGGCGCGGCGGGTGGCGACCCGCTTATCATCCGCCCACGGCTCGAAGAATTCGGTTTCGAACATACTTTCCTGCCCGGGCACGTACGCCAGTGCGCAGCTTCGCCGGAACGATTTATTTTGCTCAATTGAGAAATCCAATTCCACCGCCAGATTAAACGCGTCGTCACCGTGCAGTAGCGGATTCCAGTTCCACATAGTAGAGCCGTCGGCGAAGTGCAGATTCAACCAGCTCTCGCCTTCGATAGCATCGATCCGAACCGCGCCAAGCGCACGAGCGGCCAGCCTGAGAAGCTCCAGGTCGGCGTCAGATAGGCCGGGCACGCTTGGCGGCTGTAGCGGCATGCCGTCGGCGTCGTCGTCATCGCTCGGCTGCCAGCCGGCGCCGGTCCACTCGGCGCGCTTGAATTCGTTCTCATCGGTGCTCATGCTGTCTCCAACACGGGAATCGGGTCGGTCCAGTTACCATAGCCGGCCTTTGGCCTCAACTCGGTTGGCGTCACGTCAAGGCTATGCTTCTGCGGCATTGCTCGCTTGAGATCCCAAGAGCGTGCTCCGGGCCAGACCTGCGCAAACGCGGCGCACAACAGATTATGTGGATCGTAGTCGAACTCCGAACGCGATTCATTCGGATAACCCTGGCCGTCGTTCCGATCTCCCCACCAATCGTAGTAGCACTCACCGCGGAGCTCCTGCGCAACGAGCCCAGCGACTACCGAGGAAAACTCGTCACGCTTCTCAGCGAAGGAGCCAAGCAGGCAATCCGCCCACCATTCACCAGCGGCTTTAGCTGCCGCGTCGAGCTGCTTCTGATTGTCCATCATCCCTCCGTTGTCATCCAGTGAATTCTACCGGTAGCCGAGGAACTATGCCGCCTGTCGCAGCTTGGCGCCCGCGCGCGCCCCGTGGGCCTGATACAGCCCTTCCAGTTCACTGATCATGTCCTTCACGCGCTCCACCTCGAGGGCGCCGCCGGCGATCGGCTCTCGTCCAGTGCCGGCGCAGTGCGAGCACGCGCGGCCGGCGGCAATCTTCGTACCATTGCACACCTCGCACTCACCTTGCAGCCAGTGGGCCAGCGACACACGCGCGATCTTTTCGTAGATGCCGTGCGCCGCCTTGATGTCCCATTCGTGCTTGATCTTGAGCCATTGGCGAGCCAGGCCCTTTTGCACAACGACCTTCGTCCAGACGCGGAGCAATGCGGCCAGATTGTGATTGCCCGCCTCGAATGTCTTGCGGTGGGTGCCGACGGCGTACTTCGTGCGCGCCAGGAGCGAGCCGAAGACGACGCCAGAGCCGCCCGACAGGTCAGCCAAAGCGGCCGCGGCGAGTGCCTCGGTTTGATGATGCAGTTCGTCGTCCCTCAGGTCCGACGTGTTGAGCGATTGAAGGTACTTTTCGACGAACATGGCTTGCTCCTTGGAATGAGAAGAAGCTTAGCACTCAGCCATAATCTTGCAGTCTGTTCCGACATTTTCCAAACCGCAAGTCATCATGCATCAAAATTCCTCAATCGCCCAACCCCCGCCGTCCTTCTTTGGCTTCGCCTTGATCGCTACGAAACGCATCGGGTACAGATCGGCGGCGATCTTGATCTTCGCCCTTCCGTCGTCGGTCCAGAACCCTTTCACCTCGTGCATCTCCAGAGTACCGTCGGAAAGCATGACGTTGAAGTCCGGCGTGTAGCTCGTGTTCTCGGCGAGGCTGAACTTCATGCCCTCGAACTTGAACCACGCCACCTCGCCCGCAGCGCGGCGCTGCTCGAGCGTCGCCGCGTACGCCGCCTCCGTCTTGTTCATGGTGCCGGCCTTGAGCCGGCCCAGAGCCTGAAGTCCGCGCTTCAATCGTCGACCCCGATCGATGCTGCGAGAAGCTTCACTGCCGGCAGGCGAGCCCACACTTCAGGAAACTGTGCGCGCGCCTGCTCAATCATCTCGTCCGGGGTGATCGTCAGCGACGGCGCGTAGAACACGCTGTTGCTACCCCCACGGCTATCGACGGTGTAGTCCCAGAATGCCAGCGCCGTCACGCCCCAGGCCTCGAGGCGAGAAACAGTCGCGACGTAGCCAGTACTATTGTCCTGCGGCGGCAAGATGCCATCGAAATTCAGTAGCTTGCGAAGTTCGGGGCTGTACGGCTCACGCATGCCCGGCTTGAAAAGGTAGTGGCCGGGGCGGCGGTAACATCCGAAGTAAAGCCAATTAGTGATCATAATTGCAGTTTTCCTTTTCAGTTGCCGCGGGCGCCCGCATTAGCCGGGGAAAGACTCTCGGTCTTGATCTTCGTGCTGCCTTCGGCGTGCTCTTGCAGGCGATCAATCTCCTTCAGCAGCGCGCTTCGGTACTGACCTACCGACTGGAACGACAGTACATAGCTGTCATCTGCGATCAATGAGCGGAGTCGGCTGACAACTGGGCTAACCGGATCCGCCTGGATAATGGTTTGCAAGTAGTTAGCCAAGTCGAGCGCCTCTTCCAGCGCGTGGCGGGCAATCTGGTTTCGCGTTAAGCCGGCCGCCGCTAAGGTAGTGCCGTACTTCGTAATACCGATGCGCGAGCGGTCAAGTAGCAACTGGCGGTTGGCCTCGACCACCGGGTCCTCAGCATGCATATTTTCGTTGGACATTCAATCCTTTCGTATCGTTGTTGTTGCCGCCCGGGCTGGCCAGGCGGCGCCTCATGGTTACCAGTCGCTCGACGACGAGGACGAGCCCCAATCGCTGCTCGAGCTGCTATCGGACGAGCTGCTGTACGAACTGCTCGATGACCATGTGTCGCTTCCGCTGGACGACGATGAGAACGACGACCGCTCGGATGACGTCGAGACCGGCGACGGATCACTGTAGGTCGATGACCAGCTGTCGCGGCTGCGGCGCGCCTCTTCCTCCTCGCTTTCGTGGCGCCGACGGGCGGCAGTGTTGTCATAGGTCGAGTGGGCATCGTGGTGATGGTGTCGCAAGGCGTCGCTCAACATATTCCCCGCCACTACGCCACCTGCCACGGATGCGGCAGTGCCAAAGGCGCCCATCGGCTGGGCCTGCGCGGCTTGCGTGTAATAGTGCTCGTGCACCGAGGCGGTCGGCGGCGGCGCGGAGGTTGATGGGCCTTCATATGCCTCCCTGAACGTGGCTCCGCGCGGCGCCGAGGAGCCTGCGGGTGCGGACGAGAATCCTGCGTCGCCTAGTCCAGTGCGGCGGCGAAGCACCATATACAGGCCAATCCCGCCGACGCTCAGAATCAGGATAGCGAATACCCATGGAAAGCCATCACCGGAAGGCGCTGAGGTGGCGGGCAGGGGCGCCTGGATCGGACGAGCCGGCACCGAGTCGATTTCGGCGACCACGCGCCCGAACAACGCCGACGACTTGACGTCGCCACGCTTATCCAAGCCGACGGCAGTCTGCAATTCGGCATTCGCCGCGACCTTGTTGCGATCCGCGTGCACAAGCAGGTAGGAATTGAGCAGGTGCGCCCTGGCGGAATCTGGCTTCTCGCGCAAAACCTCGGCAACCATGCTCCGAGCTTCAACGTAGTTCTTCGCAGCGAGTGCGTCCTCGATCTGCGATGGGCGCGGCAGCGCGAAGGCGGCCACACACAGCAGACTCATTACGAGTAATGCGATGATCTTTTTCATTTAATCCCCTTCAGTTTGTACTTCGGTTGATGTCTGCTTCTTCTCTTTCTTCGCCAACTGCTTGTCGATCCACTCCTGCCGGACCACTACATCTGCCGCCCTGGAGAATCGTGCGCATGGCTTGGCAGACCACGGCACGAACGGCTTGATCAGGGGCTGGGCGTTGTCGTATCCCATGCATCGCCCCAGCCCTACTCGCGCATGGTCCGGGTACTCCTTCATCTTGAAGTGCTTGCAGCGGGCGCAGCAGTCAGCGGCAATGACAGTCATGCGGCCCTCCCTCGCGGCGCGATCGGGCCGATTTCTTTCATCATCTGGACGAGCCCCTCGGGCTTGCCTGCGCGCCGCACCGGTTCGACTGCCTGCGCCAGGTCAGCGAGCGACGTTGGGCCGGCCTGCGGTCGAATCATCGAGATGGGCGCCGGCGGCTTCCCGCCGTTGTCGATCGCCGCACGAATGCGAGCCTCCCAGTTTGCTGACGACTCGCCGCTATGCGCTGGGCCCACGCCGACCTCCATTGCCTTCGCGAGCTTCGCTTCGTCGGACAGCCACCACGCAGCATTCGCCTTCCTGGGATCCTCGGCCGTGTCCTTCTGGATCGTGAGCCGGTCCCAGTGCTCGCGCAGGTTCTTCGGCGAGAGGATGTTCCCGCGCCAGAAGTCGCTCTTGTGAGCCCACAGGAACAGTTCGCAGATCTCCTTGTGCGTGCGGTCGTCCCGCTCGCGCATCAGGCGCACTTCGTTGGTCCACGTCGTGAAGTTCGGCTCTTTGGCTTTCGGCGCTGTCATCTGCAGTACCTTGAACAACCAGCGGGCGCACTTCTCGTCGTTCGGGTCGACCGGCGCCTTCTCGCGCTTCGCACGCCTCTTAGGTGCGTTTAATGTGACGATCATCACAGGATCAAGCAATTGAAGCAGGATTTCGGACTTCACCGTGACCTCTGGCGCCGACCGCGCTTGCTCCAGCAGTGCGTTGAGGATCGAGGCGTCACACATGGCCGCCCTCCCCGCGCTGGTTCAGCTGCCACTTCGCCCATTCGCCTGCTACCCATGTCACGCCTTTGGACGTGAACCGCGCCGCGTTGTAGGCGTGGTTGTTCTGCGCGGTTCCCGCCTTTACGCAGAATCGACCCGCGTCGATGTGCTGGCCGTACGGCGTGAGCGCGCCGGCCAGGCGATACATGATCTTTTCCTCAATGAGGAACTCGCGGAACTGGGCCTCGTTTGCATGGAGGGGCTTCGCCACCTCGCGGAAGCCCTTCGTGCCGGTGGCGTCGGCGTAGCGCTCGACAAACTCGACGGAGGGCTTTGCTGCTTCGATCTGGGCGGCCTGCACTTCGATGGTTTCTTGCTGCTCGGCCGCCAGGCGAAGCGCCGCGGCGAACGTCTTGGGCACTTCGAACGCCGGCGCCATTGAATACGACCCGGTTTTTCGGATCGCTGGCAGAACCTCGTGACGAATCCAGCGCTTGAACGCTTTTGCTGACGGCTTCCGGCTTCCGAGGACGAGGCTGTACAGGCCTGGCTCGTTCACGACGACCATCTGCTGGGCGCCACTTGGGGTCTGTATTAGACGCAGACCCTTCTCGTCCTCGTCCAGGCGGCGCGTCTGGTCGGTGCTGATCCCAAGGGCGGTGCACGCATCTTGCGCAACGAACCACGGCGAGCCGTCGTCATCGGTGACGATGCGAACTTGGACGCCCTCGAAGTGAAAAGGCATCAGGCCTGCGCCCGAGGCGTCGTTTTGCAAACTCAGTATGCTTCCCATTTCACTCTCCTTTCGAACCGCGTCAGGCGGCATCCTTGGAACGGTGTACGCAACCCGAACATTCAGGATCCGCCGCGTGCATCAGCGTGTACTGGCAAGCCGTGGTGCCGAACGCGGACCTGATGTCGACGTAGACCGGCACGCGGCAAGGTGCGCCAAAGCCGTCGCGGACAATCTCGCTCCAGCCGGACTGCGCAACGTAGCTGCTTTCGGCAGTCGGCCGCGGCTTGTTATGACAACCGTACAGACTCATATCGGCTCCTATCCCATGAGCGCAGACAGCCAGGTCTGCGGGGTGACGCGTGATTTCTCTGCCAGCCGGTCCGCCTTGCGCAGCGCGATGTGGCGTATGTAGCGCACGTCTTCCTTCCCGCCAGCCAGGGCTTTCTCGACCGCCCGCTTGACCCGGCGCCGATAGCTTTTGTTCCGTTGCGACACGGTCGTGCGCTTCAGCGGGCACGGCACGTCTTCGCCCGGGCCGGCGTAGATGATTGGCTGATACGCGCCCGGGCCCCGAGGGCGGCGCCACTTGCCGGTGTGGCATTGCTGCGGCTTCATCCTGCGTAACCGGTATTTCACCTGCGCGATCGTCAGGTCTGCCTTCTTCGCGATCTCGTCGATCGTGGCCGGTAGCACGGCGAGGATTGCCTGCTCGATCTGCTCGCCATATCGCGGATTGCACGTTATGCAGTGTGTCCACCCCTGCCGGATTGCGAACGCGTTTGCCTCCATAACTTCGCCGCAGTCACACTCCACTCGCCAAACCGCGCTTCCAATCTTGTTTGACCCAATGCGATGCGTCGCGGTCAGGTTATCGAAGGGCGAGAGTGGCAGAGTTGCGATCTTTTTCCCCAGAGTCGTCATGCTGCCTCCTTCGAATTTTCGTGAACATCACGATTAAGCAATGACGCCTCCGTAATCCCGAGCATCCTCACGCACTCCGCCAGCAGATCCATCTGGGTGCCGTATCGCGCCTCAAAGCGTGCCTTGTACGGATGAACCGCGATTAGCGACGGGTTCGGACCCGTGCCGTCCTGATGGTGACCAGCGCAGAGGGGCAGAACGAGGAAGTGGGCACCCTCTTTCGTTCGACCATCCACGTGGTGAAGACTAGTCTCGCGGTTCTCCCAGCCATCCTTAAGGCAGGCGATGCAAGGCAGCGTGCCCATGCGATCCATGAAGCGCGCTTCCTCCGCGGTCGTGGCCCTGCCCTTCATGCCGCGGGACTTCATCGGCTTGGGCAGCTTCGTCGGTTTCGATTCCCGGTTTCGCGGGAATGAGGTCTTTGCCTGGATCGCAGCTACGCGCAGTAGGCCGGCGCCGGCGGATGGCGTCTTGAACCCGGATCCTCGCGACATCGGCGTTTTGCGCTGAAGCGGCTTGCCGGGCTTGAGTGCAGAGCGCTGCCTCATGCTAAGATTCCTTTATGGCAATCAAAAACAGAGACCTCTCGAAGCCGCGATGGCTTGTTGCATTTCTCGTGCTGGCGGTGGCGATCAGCATCTGCGTTGGACGCCACTATGGCCTCAGTCGCGACCAATGGGCCGCCTGGGTTCAGGCCGTTGGCTCGGTGCTCGCCATCTTGGTTGCGGTATGGGTTTCGTGGCACCAGTCCGAGCAGCAACGTATCCACCAAGCGGAGGCAGAACGCGCAGAAGTCGCCGGGGTATTGCGCAGTCTTCGCGCCGAAGTTGAAACGACGCTCAGCTACGCTGGAAACCACATTGCGGAGCGATTGGACAGCGTTCGGCCCGGGGCGCCGATCACATTTGTCTTCCCTCTTCCCGAGTACCCCTTCCCTATCTTCGACGCGCTCATACCGAAGTTGGGACTCATACCGGAGGCGCAACTCCAGCGCCAGATCGTTGACACGTTTTCCGCTGCCAAGGGCCTGGCGCTGACCATTCATCACAACAACGATCTTTCTGAGGCACTCGCTGTCGCACACCTTGGCCATTTGGAGGTGCCAACGGGAGCGAGCGGTGAAAAACTGAATATGGCGACTCGGCAACTCGCGCAATACAGCGCTAGCTTTCGCGAAGCCTTCACGGAGGGACGCAGTAAGCTCCTCGCTCTTCATGCCGCCCTTGATCAAGCCTGCGCTGATAGCTGATATAGACATCATCGCTAGGCCTTTGTGTGGAATGACACGTCTTCGCGCACAGACCAGTCCGGAATATCCAGGCGCGTGCCGCGGCTGTTGATCCGGTACTTCTTGCTCAGGCCCGAGCTTGCGAATACGTTGCGCTGCGGCGCCGGCGCGATCTGGCCGACGTACTCCTCTTCCGGCTTCTCGCTGTACCCGTCGTAGTAGTCGGTAGCAGTCTGGCTGCACGCGATCTTTCCGCGTTGGGTTTCCATCAGCCAGCCGCCACGGATAGCCGATTGCAGGGCCGCGGCGCGCTCGTTCTGGCTTTTTCCGAACTTCACAGCCAGGAACAGTTCGGTATCGGTGCAAGGACCGTTTTTGTACAGGTACTCGCCGGCGAGGTACGGGATCTCGCCCGGTTTCGGCGTGCGGATGTTTTGACGTTGGGTCATACGACCTCCATTACGGATTCGATGAAGACGCGCGCCGCGTCGGCGTTGATCGCGTTGCCGTAGGCGCGCAGGCGTCCCACTCTGGCGGGAGCCCCATGAGCCAACGGGAATGTGCCGGGTTCAACTGGCCGCCACTTTCCATCCCGGCACCCGAGCCAGTCAGCATCTCGCCAGAAGCCGTTAGTCGGGCCGGGCCGCAGATCGCAGCTGCCATCGATAAGTCCTGCGGCGCCCCCTTGCGCTCGATCTCCGATAGCGCGCCCTCCAGCGTCCGGACGTTCTTCTCGCCGTCCGCCGCTCGAGTCGTTGGCCATCCCGACAAGTGCCAGGACACTACGTCCACCGTCTTCCGGCTGCTGTCGTTGTTCTCCGCCGCGTTGTTGCCGTTCTGTGCCGGCGTACCCGCCATCGGCGTCGGCCAGCCCGCTAACAGAACGGAGTCCTGCAGATTGACCATGTGCCCGACGCGCTTCGCCGGATCCTGCCCGCCGCGATCCCCGTTGCCCTTCGTTGGTGTCGGCCAGCCGTTGAGCAGCTGTTCGACCGGATACCATGTTCCGTCGATTTCCAGATATTGCTGCCCAGTAGAGCCGGTCTCGGATGTGCGGAGCACCGACGCCCGCAGACGGAAACGGGACCGCCCCGACCCCGTATCCCAGGCCTTCCAGGTCATCTTGTACAAGGTCGATCCAAGGATTAACGTCGCTGCTCGCAACCTGCTCTCCAAGGACGACTGCAGGGCGGCGCTCGCCGATGAGGTGGAAGAACGCCGGCCAAAGGTGCCGCTCGTCAGCAAACCCAGCTCCTTTGCCTGCCGCGCTGAAAGGTTGGCACGGACAGGAACCAGTCCAAACAGGTCGATCATCTGGCCAGCCGGCGCGACGAAGCGCGAGGGACCAGACGCCAATGCCTGCGAAGAAGTGGCACTGGGTGAAGTCCTGAAGGTCGGCGTGGTGTACATCCTCGATGCTCCTTGTGTCGACCTCCCCCGGCGCGATGTGGCCAGCGGCGATCAGGTTACGCAGCCAGGCAGCGGCGTATTCGTCGATCTCGTTGTAGTAGGCCGCTGCGATCATGCCCACACCTGCGCCGGCACCAGGTTGAAGAAGTGCGCCATCACCGGGTCATGCGCTGGGATCTTGCGAACCGGCCGCACCTTGAACTCGACGTCGTCCTCCATGATGTGGAAGTGGCGCGCCGGATCCCTGGCGGCAATCGTCAATGCGCAGGCGCGCGGCTTGATCGGGCGAGCCTCCATCTGGCTATCCAAGGTTGCAAGGTAGGTTGCAACCTTCGCGGAGTCGCTCGTAAGCCGGCAAATCAGATGGCCATGTTCACCGGACGATTCGATGATGCCGCCCAGGTCGACCATGTACTTGCGCACACCCGACGGGCCGATGGCCAGGAGACCGCCGATCTCGTCACGCGACAGTTCGCTAACCTGCAGTGCGAAGATCAGCTTGCGCACGCGCTCGATGCGCTCCGCGGTGCGGGATGGGGTGACGTGACGACCGCGGCTCATGACAGCACCTCGTCCATCGCTTTGTGCTGGCGCGCCGTCCGAATTTCATGCGCGTGTGCGAACGCCATGGCATGCTGCTGCGGGGTTGTCGCAATCCACTTTGCGCGCGCAGCCTCGAGCGCTTCAGCTGCCGACATCGCCGATGCGATGCGGAAGCCCGTGGCGACATGAGTCACGCTCCAGGCGCCTACGCCATTCAGGCCCGTATCGATAGAGCGGTGCGCCGCGAAGTGTTCGTCGCCCGACCCAATGTCAACGAGTGCGGCATCGACGACGCGGTCGCCGCTTTTCCCAGTCACGACGAGCCTCATGCTGCACCGCCTTCAGTCGCAGCAACAGTAGTGCCGTTATTGACCCATCGCCCGGCATTGTCAGACCGTAGGTTGCGCGGCCGATACTTTGACTCGACCGGCGCGAAGACATCTTTGCAGTTCCTAGCGAGACGCTGATAGATCCTCAAGCGAGGAATTCCGCTTAACTCAGCAGCCTCCGAAACGGTCATCGTGCGACCGTCGTACTCAACCAGAACATTGCTGCGCCGGTTGCGGCAGTTTTCCTTGGAGGTGACCCATTTGCAGTTCGACTTTGAGTAGCCAACGTTGTTGTTGATGCGGTCGATCTGCGCCCCATCGGGACGCGGCGCCATATCGCGCCGAAACACTCCAAAATCCAGCCATTCTTTGCAGACGGTTATGCCTCGCCCGCCATAGCTCCCCCATCTCTTATTGTTCTTGTCCGTGCAGCGCTGAATAATTCCGCGCCAGACCGTGTACAGAGGGTCCTTCTTGTGCGGTGCATCAGCGTTCTTGCATAGCCGTTCGCGCCGATAGCAACCGCATGATTGGGTGCGCCCCTGCGTGAAACTGCCTCCAATCAAAGTCTTTTCGGTGCCGCAGTCGCAGCACACGCGCCATCTTGCGTGAGAGCCCTTCTTATCAACGAAAGAGACGACGACCAGGCGCCCAAACCGCTGGCCCGTCAGGTCGCGCTTTGGACGCTTCGTCATATTCCCGGCCGCGTGCGACCCTACAAGTTCTTCTTGTGCTATGCTTTGCATATCAGATCCTTAGTAATGTTTCGCGAAGCCCGGTTGCAGCCGGGCTTTTTCATTTCTGCTTCTGCTGCTCCAGCAGTTCGTCGTACCGCTTCTTGCTCATCACGTGGCCGGGCTCGATCGGCGCCGGCTCTTGTTGCTATTCCTGCCGTTCGGTCATGGGTTCACCTGGCTGAAAAATCCGCCCCAGTACAGCAATCCGCAGCCGATCAGGCTTGAAACAGCCGTTGCACAAAACGAGTGATTGCCAGTGCGCGGCTTGCCGCTCTTTTCCGCTGCGACGCCGAGGCCGATGAAGGTCAGGGCTAGGTAGATCAGGGCTGGGGTGCTCATGTGCGGCCTTTCGTCGATTCCATTTCTTGATCCATCTGTTCTCCTTATGTGATGCGGGTCAGTTCTTCAGACTGGAGCCGCGGTATCGTGGTATTTGTGGGAATTCGATTGCGTGAGGAGCTGGCGAATTTCCGCAGCTGGCATGCCCAGGTACTCGTGCACCCGGAGGATCATTCCATCGCTGATAGAGCCCTTCTTTCGCGCCTGGCTGATGACGCACTGGCTTACCTCCAGTTCACGGGCCAAAGCAGCATCACTTGCGATCCCCTTTTCCTGACGCAGCTTGTCGAACAGTGTTGATGCGCTCATCGTCGTCACTTCCATGTTGGTTATTGGTGGCGGCATGCCCGCCGCCTGGGTCTTCCCTACAGCGAAGCCGGTTTCTCCGACATGCCATTGAGGCGCTCGATAAGCTGCATCATTGGGCGGAAGGCCTTGAAGACCGCAGCGCGGACCTTTGCGACTTCGTGCAGCTCGACGCGCCCGTCCTCCAGGGTCTTGTGCACTTCGTTAGCGACGTCGCCCAGGCGCTGCCAGATGCTCGTGACGTTCTCCAGCACGCCCATGTCCGATGCCGGCTGGTATTCGAGCTTGGTCAACACAAAGCCATGCGTCTCAGCCAGGGCGTGCAGGACGGAGTAGTCTTCAGTCAGCGACATGACGCGCTCGATGTCATCGATCGTCACGACGTTGGCGTCGTTGTTCGGATTGGCCTTGTTCCTCAGGATCGTGGGCGACATGCCCAGGCGAGCAGCCAGCGCGACGCATCCGCCAGGTGCGGAATGGACGGTTTGGTGAAAGGCGTCTTTGGCGTTCATGCTCTGACCTCAGGAAAGAATGATGTTTTTGAAACTTGTTATTGAGAAAATGCTTGCATCGAAACTTCGCTAACCCCGGAACCCAACATGCCCAACGCCGCCTTTGTACTGATGAACTGCGATCTGGTCGCTGTGCCTCTGCAACTCGGTGCTGGCGTTGTTACGGTCTACTGCGGGGCGCGGCGGGCGGATCAACTGCTCGGAGACTCCGGCGCCAAGCCCACTTCTTCTGGCCTGGGGTCTGTAGCGCGGCGGTTTGGCGAGTCGCAAGCAGCGTTAGCGCAGCGTTCGGCATGCAACTCCTCGAGTCGGTCGCCGATGAATTTGGATGGTCTCGATCCGCGGGCTCCCGACAAATACGCAGCAATCGTCGATTGCCCGCACGGGACCAGATCGGCCAGCTCTTGCTGAGTAAGTCCGGACTTCAACAGGTCCGACGTGATTTTTTGCGTATCCATGGGCAAACAATATCACGTTCGTGTTTGGACCGTCAACACCAACGTGATTGTGTTATGTATTACATTCGTGATATGGATACATTGGCAAAACGACTCATCTGGGCCCGAGAACAGAAAGGGCTAACCCAAGCTTCACTTGCGAAGCTGAGCGGAGTCACGCAGAGCACTATCGGGAATTTGGAATCAGGCATCCGGGCGAGCGCGCGCCGGATCGTAGACATTGCTGCGGCCCTTGATGTCAATCCAGCCTGGCTGGCGAATGGTCAAGGCGAAGCAAAGGAAGTCGACTCAACCACAGTTGGAGTTGCTGAGCCTATAGCGGCGTATGGGAAAACGCTTGATGCACCGAGAAGCAAAGCGGTTGGCCGCGATGCCGACTATCTCGAGGACGCGTCCCTGTCCTCCGAAACCACTCTCGAACGGCTCAATGCGCGAGAGAAGATAATCCTTGAACTATACCGTCGAGCGAGCCACGAGGGCCAGTTGATGATCTACGGCGCCTGCAAAGTTGCGGCGGAATACAGCGACGCCACACTTATCGGACGTTCAGAGTAAGCGGAGCTTGACCGGCTCGGCCGGAATCGTACGCTTGAAGTTCTCGGACATTTCGATGAATACGGACTGCGCACTGCGCTTCATCGAGCGGAAATTCGACAACAGCCGGCGCTCCTGGCTCGTTAACTGAAACTCATCATTGTCATTTTCGGTCGCAATGACCAATGTCGGCATCGTCTCGTCTGGCATCTTCATTCCTTTGCAAGTCTACTGGCCACTTTATGACGTAGGATACATCCTACATCAACAGAACAGAGGGACTTTCACGGCCTATTTGTTCTGCATACTGTAACAAAGTCTTAGCCTAGCACTACAAACATAGCGGGCGGATCAATGTAACAATCGGTCTCTCGTCCAGCTTGTGCGAGAATAGTGCCATCGTTTGTATGGCACTCACAACATTTCTGTTCCGAAACGCGCAAGAATCGCGCGCATGAAAGAACAGCCGCCTAAGAAGCCCCCTATCAAGACCGCGATGCGTCTCCCCGCCGAACTGCACGCCGACCTCAAAGAAGCCGCCGATCGCGAGGATCACTCGATGAATGACGAGATCATCCTTCGCTGTACGGCCATGTCTGGCGGCGCTTCTCTTGCAACTCTCCTGGCCGAGATTCGAGGTCTTCGCGAGGAACACCGGCAACTCAGGGCCGACCAGAAGAAAACGCAGCAGATGGTCCAAACCATCATCGATGCCCTAGGCCCAACCCGAAAACGCTAGGTCCCTGATCTACTATTGTACGCCTGAAACACTGTATGTTCATACAGTATAGATTTGCTCGTTGAGCAAGGTCAAGTAATTCTGTACCTTTGCACTCAACCTTTCTATACTGCTCGTATGGATGATCTTAAACAACTTTTAGCGGACTGGATCCGTAAGGCACGGAAGACTGCGGGCCTATCGCAAGAAGGCCTTGGGGCTGAGCTTGCGCGCGAGCTGGGCGACGACCGCGGCTATACGAAGGCGAACATCTCTGGATGGGAGACGATGCGGCACAGTCCTAACCTCAAGCAACTCATGGCCATCGCGAAGGTAACCGGCGTCGGGCTACCGGCGTCGATAGTCGACGCTATGCAGAGCCAACAGCCTGGCACCACTGACCACACTGCCGTCGCAAAGGCGCTATCGCTCTTCCCTGATGCTCGGCCAATCCGCGTTGGCGACGAACCGGATACAGTCCCGATCCGGTTCGTAAAACTCAAGTTGCACGCTGGCGTGGCCGGCTTCGAGACGGAGCCGGAACGTGAAGATGGCGGGGTTCTTCCGATGCCACGCGCCGTGATCGAGAAGCACAACCTGTCGCCGGCCCAGCTGCTCGCGATGCGAGTTGCAGGCTGCAGCATGGAGCCTATGCTCTTCGAGGATGACGTCGTAGTCATCAACACTGCAGACAAGCGGCCAATCAGTAGAGAGGTCTATGCGGTCAACTTTGATGGCGAGGCGTGCGTGAAGCAACTGCTTCACCAGGGCGGCCAATGGTATCTCCACTCGCTCAATCCGGATTTCGGACCCATCAACATGCGTAGCGGGCAGTGCGACATTGTCGGACGCGTCGTCTATCAGCCGGGCCGAGTTGTGACCGGGCGGCTGTGAGAATTGGAGAGGCTCCGCGACAAACGGTGGCGTATCATGCTAGAACGCAACATGCGCCACTAATCACCGAGGCCCACATGAAGACCGCTATAGCTTTCGCCGCTCTGCTTGTCATTCCAAGCGCCTTTGCCGCACCAAAGCAAAAGTCACCGCCGGCGGCGAAGCCGGATCCGATCGCTCAAGCGCGTGAGCGAGTCAAAGAAATTCTCAAAGACCCGGACTCTGCAAAATTCCGCACTGAGTTCGTCGGGAAGGACGGGGCTGTATGCGGCTTCGTGAACGCGAAAAACAGCTACGGCGGCTACAGCGGTTTCGAGCGATATGTTGTGTCATTAGAGAGCGTACTTCTGGATAGCGGAGAATCTTGGAAGATGGACTCCCGATGGGCCGACTACTGCGCCGACTTCGAACCTGCGCCGAACGGATAACGTCAGCGTGATAATTGGTGAGTATTTTGCCAGACTGACAGCGTATCATTCCTGAGCGAAACGGCACGCATTGATGCCCGCACAGAGAAACCGTATGGCACGTACATTTGAAAATCCCACAAATCGGCACCAGGAAACCGTCGATGGATCGGACTCCCTAGGCGTACTATTCCTGGGTATGCTCTATTTGCTCTACAGGGGTCTATGGGCGCATGTTTTGGTATGGTGTCTCGTGGTAGTAGTGCCGGCCCTCTCATTCGGCCCCTTTCTCATCTTTAGCCTCCCGCTCGCATCGATTGGTTATGCCTTGGCTATCCAAGGGATCTTGTCGAGCCGTTACCTGAACAAGGGATGGCGCGAAGTGACTGTTGCGGAGCAGCCGCCATCGCCTGGACGAGTCAGTGCGGACGCGATCGCTGCTGCGCCCGTCAGTGAAGGTATGAAACTGTGCCCTTACTGTGCTGAAGAGGTGAAGGCCGCAGCTACGAAGTGCAAGCATTGCCAATCTGACCTCCCGATCATTGCTCCCACGGTAGAAACGGGCAGTCCTCACATCAAATTTCATAATGGGATGTATATGGTCGGCGGCTATCACTTCGACAGGTTGGAAGAGGCGCAGTTGTGTCTAGCCCAATGGGTTGGCCCAAAGCCGTAACGCACCGCTGAGCAGGCGGGCACCAGTGCGAAGTGCTGGGATGGAACGTACTCCTTCAGCCAGCATCGGCGGGGGACATGTTCGCACCATGGCGGTGTAGGCGCGTGGCTCTGATTCGGCAGACAATTTATAGACGAAAGAAGACATGAGCTCTTCAATTCCATGGCCTCTTCCGCACGTCGGACTGCTAACAGACGGCATACTTAATGCTCTTCGTACGGAGCCTAAGCGCAAAGCAAGTAGCTCCCGTATCAAAGAGAAGATGGGGCACTCCGAACAACAGTTTGAGCTTGTAGCAGATGCCCTACAAGAACGTCGCTACCGTCTTTTTGTGAGACAATCACTGTCAAATTCTGACGTTTTCTCTGTTGGTTTGACCCTGATTTTGCCAGATGGTGACTTGATTCTTTGCAGATACAACAGTGGGCATCACGGACACAAAAACATCTTGGAAAAGGTCAAGATCCCGCCGGCATGTCACCAGCACCTAATGACGCAACGTTATATCGCCGCTGGCCTTGAGCATCGTGGTTTTGCGGTACTGCGAACTGAGTATACTTCAGTCGACGGGGCACTTGCGCTACTCGTAAAGGAATGCAATGTGCTCAATGTGCTTAAGTATGAACCACAAACGAAGCTTTTCTCATGATTGACTCTTCCGAACTTCACGAACTGTTGTGCGAGCAATGGTGCGCCGACGTCGCGGTGATGGAAGATTCCGTCGGTACCAGGATTTCGCTGCCGCTTACCGATCCTGACGGCGATGAAATCACCATCTGGATTTCTGAACGTTTGGGCGGCTGGCATCTTCGCGATTGCGGAACCACTATGATGCGTCTGTCGTATGAAATGGATGTTGATCTCCTTGCGCTCGGTCAGCGCTCAAAGGTACTGGAACGAGTTTTAAACGAAAGCCATATCAAGCTAGAGAATGGAGAGCTTGTATGCGATGCAGAGGAGCGAAGTCTGGGTGAGGCGCTGCTTAGGTTTGGCCAAGCCATTCAGCGCGTTGGCGACATTAAACTTTGGACACAGGCGCGTGTCGCAAGTACGTTCTATGACGACCTTAAAGCAAATTTGATAGATATCGTTGGCGCGGAGTCGTTGCTAATTGATTACGCTGCGCCAAATGTACCGGACAGCGCAAACTACCTAATTGACTACGCCGTCGTATCCGGCTCAACTCCACTTTATATTTTTGGCGTCCCGAGTTCCGATAAAGCTAAGCTCGCAAATATCGTGCTTTTGCACTTGCAGCAAGCGCACCACAATTTCAACTCACTAATCATTCCATCTGACTTTGAATCGATATCAAAGCCTGACTTTCGGCGACTTATGAATGCTGCAAACGACGTCGTTGATTCCAGTGCCTCGGTTGATGTTATAAGACGAAAGATTCAACAGCGTATATCACATCATTAGCATTCAATTGCCCGCTTAGAGCGGGCTTTTTTTACGCCCATGGCGCCGGCTTACGTGTGCGGTAGCAGCGAGCCCGACGTGCCGCGAGGCCGTGCCTCACCTCGGCTTTCTCTTTTTTGGTCTGCGGCCGGCGCGCGGTGTTTTCATTTCGAACTTGGGTAGCCAGCGTTCGAACGGCGTCAGCGTTGACCCCGGCGGAACATACCATGTCTTCAGCTCAGCATTCCACCGAGCGCCCAACCGCCGGGCTTCGTCCTTTTCCGCGTAGGGCACGTTCAGTTTGGTCACGGCCTCTATCCTTCCTGCGCACGCGCGCATTAGATAACTCGAATACAAAATATAGACAACTCGACTGTTATCTAATCAAGCTGGCTTCTACTACAGCCGCTTCGCTGCACGCTTGCTTCGCAAGCTCTCGCACTATCGTGCTCGGCGGTATCTTTTCGTTATTTACGTCTTTTTTCTCTAGCCCCCAACCCCAGAGATATAGCTAATACGCGTGCATGCGCGAGCGCGTACGTTTCGCTTCCTTCAGGCGTTAGCTCGACAAGCGCTTTCGCGCCCGAGGCACCATCCGACAGACTTTCGGGTACAGGGCTCTCTCTTCGCCACCCTGTGTGAGTCTCACCCTTGCCCCCCCGTTTTTTTCACCAGGTCGCAGTCTCACCTATCCCCCTACACCTGTGTGTTTTCTGCATGTAGGGCGGCTGATGCCGTCAGCTCGGTTCCCCTCTAGGCCCTACGCGTCGGAGTTCCCCTCCCTGCCCCAGGCTTGCAATCCACCAAACTCGGCAGATGGACAAATTTTAACCCATTCATCACGTTCGTGTTGATTTTTTTAAACACGTATGTGATACTGGTTTCAACGCAGCGAACTCAACCAGGAGCCGCAATGACGCACACGAAGAAGCCGAGCAATCAGCAAGTGCGCAGTTGGATGCAGCAACGCCAGGTGGACAGAACACCGCCGCCGGCGCCGGAGCAGATCCGGAGAGAGCTAGGGTGGGCGATGGTTGAGGCAGAGCGAGAGACGATTAGGAGCAAACGATGAGCACCCTCAAGAGCAATGGCTACCGCTTCATGGTCAGCCCCACAGGCCGCGAAGCAGACTGGATTCACCCGGCCGAGATTTCGGTACGCGTGCCAGATTGGACCGACTGCACGGACATGGATGACGTCGAGTTCGACCTCTTCATGCGCGATCTGTACGCGAAATTTCCGCCGATTGCTGCGTGAGGTGACGACCATGAACAAACCGTGGAGCGACGACTATCTGCGCCAGGCGTTCGCCGACGAGATCGAACTTGCCTGGGCAAAGCTGCGGCGCCGCTATGTCGCCCCGACTCAGATCGATCCGAACAGCGATCTACTCCCCGCCCCGCGCCGCGGCAGCAACCTGCTTACCGCTGGACACGATCGCTTGGCATTCGCCCCTGAGGTCAAGCCCCTACCCCGCTGGCGTCGCTCGTGGAGCGCAGCTGGCCCGCTGATCGGCGAGCTGGGCCTGAGCGTGCGTCCTGACGACGAGGAAGGCACGGTCTCGGCAGGAAACGGCAATCGCCGCCGTGACGTCACGGAATCGTACGCCGACCACCCGAATAAAGATGCGGCGATCTGCGCAGCGATCGTACGAGCTGCGATCCGCGTGTGCACCGAAGCCCGCGAGCTCTATTAACTCATTTGCTCGAAAAGAGCCGCCGGCACGGCGCCAGTGCACTACAAATTACGGAGCAAGACATGGAGCGTAAGCCCAACGAATCCTTTGAGCAGTACAAGATCCGCCGCGCAGCCGCAAACCTGGCCACGAAGAACATCAACCGTCGCGCGCGTTCCGGCGGCGCCACCAGCACCCGCAAACAGCTGCGCTCCGAGAGCAACCCTAAAGGTACGTACGGCGTGAACATCATCGCGAAGTTCGCCCGGGAGCGCGTGACGCCGGATCGCCTGGCCAAGCACGCTGCGCACGTCAAACACATGGCAGATCGCAAGGTAAAGCGCGTAGCAGCGGCAGTCCTTGCCCTTGGCGCCGCACACGCCCTCGCCGCCTGATCTGATCTCATTCATTCACCCAATGCCCCGCACGACGGGGCTTTGGCACTGAAACAGGACTACGACAACCACCTGGAGACCGCGATGATCCGCTACCTGCTGCTGCACCGTATCGAACAGACCGACCGCCACCCGCGCCTGATGCTGGCTCTCGCGATCGTCGCGATCTGCCTGGCCTCGGCTCTCGACCCTTCGGTGCCGCAATGAGCGCCGCGACCATGAGCCGCGACCAGGTTACAGCCCGAGTGGTCTCGCATGCGATCCGCTGCATCGCAGCGGTTGGGCTGGTCCTCGTGATCCTCTTCAGCCAGGCAGCAACGCAATGACGAGATTTCTCGGCTTGGCCGTCGTCGGCCTCATCGCTTTCCTGATCTTGCTTGCCGAGATCGGGCGACTGCAGGAAGACGTCGAAGCACGAATCGAAAACCAGCGCTACTTCAACGCGCACCAATAACGACAACAGAAGGAACCCAAGACATGTGGTTTAAGAACCTGCAGGTGTACCGTCTTCCGAAAAACTGGGACATGACCGCCGATCGCCTGGCCGACGCCCTCGCCTCTCAGGCCTTTACACCGGCATCGAGCAACGAGATGCTGCGCCAGGGCTGGGACGTCCAGAACGGCCAGCTCGTGTACACCGTGAACGGCCAGTTCCTGCTGAAGCTCGTCACGGAAAAGAAGGTGCTGCCGGCGAAGGTGATCAACCAAGTGGCGAAGGCGAAGGCGGCGGAGCTGGAAGAAGTGCAAGGCTTCCCGCCCGGGAAGAAGGCAATGAAGGAGTTGCGCGAACGCGTAGCGGATGAACTGCTGCCGCGCGCGTTCCCGGTCAAGTCCGAAACGTACGCCTGGATCGACCCGGTCAACGGCTGGCTGGTCGTCGATTCGGGCAGCCCGACGAAGGCCGACGACGTGATCAAATTCCTGCTGAAGGCTGTCGACAAGCTGCCGCTTGAGTCGCTGCGCGTCCAACGATCGCCGGTCGCCGTCATGACGGCATGGCTGGAATCTGACGAGGCGCCGCACAACTTCACGATCGACCAGGACGCCACGCTGCGCGCCATTGGCGAGAGCAAGGCTCAAGTCGGCTACAAGCGTCACACGCTCGAAGTCGGCGAAATGCGTGACCACATCGCCCGCGGCAAGCAGTGCGTGCGCTTGGCCATGACCTGGAACAGCCGCATTTCGTTCGTCCTGACCGAGCAATTGGCAATCAAGAGCGTCAAGCCGCTGGATGTCCTTAAGGAAAACGACTCGGTCGTCTACAACGATGCCGAACGCTTCTCCAACGACTTTGTCCTGATGACCGGCGAGCTGGCGAAGATGCTTGCCGACCTGGTCGAGGCGCTCGGCGGGGAGGCTACAGCATGAAGAAGCGGCTGACGGACTGGTTCTCTTCGTCTATCAATCCGACGCTGTGCGGCTGGTACAACGTGAAGTGCGCGAATCACAAGACCAGGTTTGAATCGCTCTCAGGCCGTGACGGAGGGGTCAGCGGGATGCGGTACTGGAACGGATCGAAATGGCTGTTCAAGCCGGGTGGGCGCGCATCCAATTTTGGCGAGGTTGGATGGGTGAATGATTACTGGCGCGGATTGGTCGAGCCGCCAACAAGCAGTAAAGATGCCGCCAAAGCAGTGCGCCGGGAGTCAAAGCCATGAGAAAGCGCCGCATCCGCCGCAACTTCGCTCCAGACACCTCCGGCATGACGCCGGAGGATCGCAAGGCGATGCAGACCTACCGAACGAACCGAGGCTCCAGCCGCTACTACGAAGACCTGGCCGCGATCGACAGCGGCGAAAAGCTGAAGCCCAAGACCAACAACGAACCGAAATAGCGAGAGAGCGAACCATGTCGAACGAGAGCGAGAGCAAAAAGGCGCGTCGCGCCGAAGACAAGCGCGCGGAGAGCGCAGTGGATTGGACTGATGCGCCGCGCTTCACGGCGCTGGGCATTGCCGAGACGTGGGCTGTGACCGTCGAGGCCGAAGGCCAGATGGTCCTGAGCATCGGAAGCGACCATGTTGCAGGCCTGGATGGCGAGACGCTCGATCAGTTCGCTCCTACTATCCGTTCGTGCGCCCAGCATCTGCTTGCGTTCGCGGGAGCCGGTCCGATCGCGAGCACCGCGGGTGCCGCGAAGGGCGGCAATACGAGCCTCGAAGGCCTGGCGCGCTTTGGTTGGACCGAGAACACCTCGCTCGGCATGATCGATCTGCTCCCGCGGCAAGACGGCGCCTACGTCAAGTTTGCCGACGTCGAGCGTCTTCTCGCCAATGCCGCTCCCGTCCCGCCACTCACCGCGCCAGCACCGCTAACCGACGAACTGCCGGCGATCCTGTTCGACGGCCATGCTGTGTATTCTGAAATCACGCGTCACCTCGGCCGGGGGCATTGCTTCACGCCGGACGCTGTATCCACGACGCTGGATGCAGTCGTGCGCCTGATGCGTGCAGAGCGCAAATCGGCCGCGCCAGCACCGCAGCAGAGCGAGCTGAACGATGAATACATTTATGCCCTCTGGAGCCAGTCGTACACCGAAGCACTAGAAGCTGCGGGCTTCGTGATCGGCAACGGTGACGTGGCGCACATGAACCACCCTATCTACTTTGCCCGCGCCATTGAGCGCGTGCTCGCCAAGGCTGCGCCAGCCGCCCCGGTGCAGACCGAGCTGTCGGGCGATGCCATCGACACGATTGCGATTAATGCCGGGATTGAGGTCGGCGGCACGTTCAAGGAAATTCCGGTCACTTCGCTGTCGAAATATGCCCGCGCAGTTTTGAAACACGCTTGTGTGGCCGCTCCTGTGCAAGCAGAGCAGGCACAGGCAGAGCCGGTGAAACTCCCGTCGACGCCCGAAGAAATGATCGCCTTCATCGGAAGCCAGTTCGAAATGCGCGAGGATGCAGAAGACCCGTCTCGCGTCCGCTTCGTGCTGACCGTGCACGATTTGTTATCGGCTTTCGATTGGTGGTTTGATGGCGCACCTCCCGCACTCCCCGCCCAGGCAGAGCAGGCAGCAGCAGTGCGAGCGAACTATGAGCGGGCGGCGCAGGTTTGCCAAAATATGTACGAGGACGGCGAAGGAGGCGCGGGTTGCGCAGTCGCCGCTGACCGTATCCGCGCTCTCGCAGCTCCGGGCACCGCAACCAGCAATGACACTGGCGCCCTTGGCGAGAAAGGGGCGGATCGTGCGTGACTTCTATGTCGTCAGTGTGAAGCACACGCAGCGAGAACATCAGTACATCACGGTTTGGCGACCGGAGGACAAGGGCTATGCGTGGCCACTGTCGTGGGCAGGTCGCTATACCGAAGACCAGATCATGGACGCACTCGACTACTACCACTGTGGCGAGAACGTCGCGGTTCCATGTGGAGTCCTGGATGAGATCGCAGTGCCGCCGGCGCCGAAGACCGTGGACAACGACGCTGGGCCTGTCGTGTTGAACACGAAAGCGAACTGGATGCGGATTACGCAACACCTCGCCACGTTCGAGCCTAAGCCGATCCGCTTCCCAAAACCAGAATACAAAGGCGCACCGCGCCGGAAAGCCTGAGATGAACGACAACAATTCCGCAGCACAGCCGCTCGATCTGGACAAGCTGGAAGCACTGGCGCGCGCTGTTGACGATCTGCCCGAAACCACGCAGCCATTTGTTTCGATGGGCGGACAGGTCGTCATCCATACATTCTCGATGTCGCCAGAACAGGTGCGGGCAGTGGCAAACCTCTACGACGCTGCCACCCCTGCCGCGATCGTCGCCCTGATCTCCCAGGCTCGCGCATCCCAGCAACCATCCGGGAATTCCGGAGAGTTGGGCGCTACCGGCACTACAGGGGCGAGCATCGATACGGCAGAGTTCCGCGAGCTGGCCGATTACGAACTGCGCAAGCTGCATCGCCTTCTCGGGCTGCTTGGTGTTGCCGGTGCCGATACGCTTGACAGTGATACTTCAATGGCCTGTTTTTGGGGGCTGATCGGCCAAATCATCACCAAGTTGGAGGAAGTTCAAGTTGCGCCAGCCAGCGCACAGCCCGACCGTGGCGCGGCGCAGGAGTTGCTGCTGGAAGCCGCACAGTTTCTCGACGACTCAATGTTCCAGAGCGCGGGACAGGCTGCCCGTGCCGAAAATCTCGCGGCTAAGTTGCGTGCACCATCCCCGGCATCGCAGCCAGTAGCTCCCGAGGCGTCGCAGGCTTTCCCGAACGATGGCCGTGAGCCCGACTGGGCCGGGTACGCTGCGGCCGAGGCGGCGCATGCACAGCAAGAAGCAGCGCCGACCACCAAGCCGTGGAAGGATCACGAAGTACGGATTCTGGTCAACGACCTTCGGGCGATTGCACAGGCGTTTCACGCCACCGAACAGTTGCGCGGCCGGATATCTGATCGCGTGGGCCGCTTTCTGGATGCCGCTGTAGCGCCTTCCGACGCGAATGATGCGACCGTGCCGGATCATTCGGAAAGGGGAGCTGCCAACGCGGGCGGCCTGACGGATGGCTGGAAGCTCGTTCCTGTCGAGCCTACGGTGGAAATGCGCCACGCCTGCTATGAGGAATACCAACGTCCTGGGGCAACCTATACCAGCATGTGCCGCGCCATCATAGCCGCTGCGCCGGGCCGATCCCCCGCCACCATCGCAGCAGGTCAGGAAGCCGCCAACGCGAAGGATGTGGCGCGGCTGGATTGGCTGATTCAAGAGGAAGCCTGCGTGCAATGCGAGCGGCTGCCGGGCAGCGGACGCAAGGTGTTTCAAGTCGTGTGGCCCGAGAACGAAGACTACAGCATGACATTCTATGAAACGCCCCGCGAAGCCATTGACGCACAAATGTCCATCGATGCGGACAACGCAGCAATGGCCGCCGCTCCGTCCAGCGAGAAAGGCGGTGCATGATGCGTACCGCTGAACTGACCGGCGCACTGTTGGATTACTGGGTGGCGCGGGCGGACCCACAACGCGCAGGAATCCGATGGGAACAGCAAGATGCTGACTGGATTGGCTTCGGCAGGATTGGCAGCAGTCCAGAATTCGCCTGCTGGATTGTCACGGATGCATTTGGTCTGCACGAACGCGCCGCGCTGCGAGACAAGCACCTGAGTGCAAGATTCTACGAACCGAGCAAGGACTGGGCGCAGGGCGGGCCAATTCTGGAAAAGGTGCTGATGCTGGATGCCGGGTCATCCGCTTACTACGGCCTGAGCAATGACGGTGCCGGTGGGTTTGACGTGTCGAAATATCACCACGGCGATCACATCAGGACGCTGGCTGACGGCCCCACGCCGTTGGTGACCGCCATGCGCGCCTACGTGGCCAGCAAGTACGGCGACGAAGTACCCGCCCAAGAGCCGGGCGAACAGAAAGGAGGCGCGTGATATGGACGCGAAAAAAGAATGCTGGTCGAGGGATGGGGAAAATTTCAGCTGCCTGAGCCTGAGCGATCTGCTCGACACCTACGACGAATTGAAGCCGGGTGACATCGTGTATGTCGCTGAAGCGGTCCCGCCCGCCATCGGGCGCTTGTGCGACGCTGAAGACGTAATCGACATGATCCACGACCGTGCATACGACATCGGCGGCGACTACGCGGAGGATTGCGCAAACGTCGGGACGGACGCGAAAGCCGAACTGAACGCGCTGCTGACCGCGTGGATACAGAAGCACTGCACCCTGAATTTCTGGGAAGTTAAGAACGAACGCACGTACGAAATCACGGCCGATGACCTGTGCCTGCCAGAACTGGACGAACAGAAAGGACAGAGCAATGGGAGCTGAGATGAACGTCGAGCTGTTACCGTGCCCGTTTTGCGGCAACGACACCGCGTCCGTACAGGACAGCTACATTAGCGGCGGTGGCCACATGGTGCTTTGCCCAAGCTGTACCGCAGAGGGGCCACTGTGCACTGACGAGATGGCCGCTATCGGAGAATGGAACCGCCGCGCCGCCCAGCCTGCCGATGTAGGAGCGAAACAGGTTCCGACGAATCCGATTTGCGAGCGCAAGACCAACGACATCATGCAACGCGAGGGCTACCAGAAGACCGGCTACGTGCTGATGAAGGACGACCCGGCGGCACGCATCTGCGTCTCCGACCAAGGCGCGGTGTCGTGGTTCACGCGCGATCAATGGAACTGGCTGATGCACAACCGCGATCACGTCGAGTTCCAATGGCCGAAGCCGCTTGGCGTGCGGCTGAGCGAGGCATCCCCACAAGCAGCGCAGGGCGTGAGCGCTGCCGATGCCGTGAGTCTGATGCTGTGGCTCTATCGTCGCCTACCTCGCGCATATGGCCGGCCGCCGCACGTCGAGGCTCCGATTGCTGCGATGGCGAAGATTGCCGGCATCGACGTCGCTGACTCATTCAGTGAGCGCGATCCCGCGCCTCCGCTGTCCAGCGAACAGCAGGCAGAGAAAGGAGAAGGCGCATGACGGCCGTACGCAAGAAGCTGCTGCAGACGTACGAGCGCGGCGACGGTGGCATCAGCGGCTACGCGGTCGGATTGAAGAATCGGGACGGCGAAGAGGTCATTCTGGTGGCCAGGTCGATGGAAGCCATAGTGCGATCGGCCGAGATCGCGGGCCTGGGCGAGGTGGAAGTAGATCGGATCCAGAGCGTCGTAGTACTACCGCGGTGCTCGGTTCTGGAAGAAGTGAAGGGAGATTGAAATGGCTGCAGTGTTCTTTTCTGATGAGGAGATTGCCGAGTTGACGCACAAGAAGCGTCACTCGTCACAACGCAAAGTGCTTAATGCGATGGGCGTCTCTCACGTTGTACGCCCAGACGGAAGCATCGCAGTAATGCGCGCGCACGTCGAAAAGCTGTTCGGTGTCCAGATCGCCGAACGCAAGAGAAAACCAACTGAGCCCAACTGGAGCGCATTGAATGCCTAGGGAAAGAAGCAAAGAGAACAAAGGGCTCCCGCCGCGCTGGCGAGTGGTCCGCGGCGTGTACTACTACCAGGTGCCGGAGGAGCAACGAACCAGATGGGACGGCAAGACGACCTTTCGGCTCGGGGATAACCTGGATGAGGCTTATGCGGTCTGGGCGCGCCGGATTGAGACGATTCGCAATGCCAAGAACATCGGCGAACTGTTCGATCGATACCTGATCGAGGTGGTTCCGAAAAAAGCGCCCCGCACACGAGTCGAGAACACGCGTGCCATCCTACGGCTGCGCAAAGTGTTTGGGGCCATGATCCTGGATGACCTACGCCCGTCTCAGATCTACATGTACGTCTCTGACAGCAAAAACCGGCTGCAGGCGCGGCGCGAGGTTCGCGTGTTCTCTCACGTGTTCACGAAGGCAGTGGAATGGGGGCTCATCGATCGGCATCCGTTCAAGGGCGAGGTGAGGCTGGAGGGCGTGGACCCGCGCACGCGGTATGTGGAAGACTGGGAATTCGAGGAATGCTTGACACTCGATAGCAAGCGCAAGAAGGGCAGCGTTTTGATGATTCAAGCGTACCTGCGCATGAAGCTGCTTACGGGCCTGCGCCTGGGTGACTTGTTGCGCCTGAAGATGGAAGCATTACGTGATGACGGAATTCACGTCCAGCCGCGGAAAACGGCGCATACCACGGGGAAGCGGCTGATCATTGAGTGGTCCCCTGCTCTCCGGGCTGCAGTCGATATGGCAAGGGAATCGCGACCATTCGAAGGTGGGGACTACCTGTTCTGTAACCGGCGCGGGGAATGCTACTTCGACGATGAGAAGGATACGTGCTCGGGGTGGAATTCCATGTGGCAGAGGTTCATGGACCGCGTCTTGGATGAAACCAAGGTCAAGGAGCGATTTACAGAGCACGATATTCGAGCCAAGGCGGCCAGCGACGCCGAGACGCTTGAGCACGCGCAGAAGCTCCTTGCGCACGCTGACTCGAAGATCACTGATAGGGTATATCGACGCAAGCCGGAGAAAGTGAGGCCGCTTCGATAGTACGCGAATAGCAAAACGATGCGCGAATCGCAAAAGACGGAGTGCCCGCTATCGCTGAAGCCCACTGTTTATGGCCTGCCCAGCTGGGTTCGAACCAGCGACCCTCAGCTTAGAAGGCTGATGCTCTATCCAACTGAGCTATGGGCAGTACGGCTTCATAAATGAAAACGGGCCGTCGAGGACAGCCCGTTTGCAAACGGTGGTCGGAGTACAAGGATTCGAACCTTGGACCCCCTGCTCCCAAAGCAGGTGCGCTACCGGGCTGCGCTACACTCCGATTGAGACGATCATACCCCGCCAGGCGGGAAGCGTCAATGAAGCCGCCCGCCCGGCGGACGGTCAGACTTCGAAGCGCGCGGCGATGCGTTTGGCCATCGTGTCGGCCAGCTCCGCGCTCTTCGCCTCGACCATGACGCGCACCAGCGGCTCCGTGCCCGACGGGCGGATCAGCACGCGGCCGTTGTCGCCCAGTTCGCGCTCGACGTTGTCCTTCTCGGCCACGACGGCGGCATTCTTCGTCCAGTCCGTGCCCGGCTGCACGCGCACGTTGATCAGGGTCTGCGGGTACAGTTTCAGGTCGCTGCAGCAATCGGCCAGGCCTTTGCCCGAACGCTTGAGCGCGGTCAGGACCTGCAGTGCCGACACGATGCCGTCGCCGGTCGTGTGCTTGTCCAGCGCCAGCAGGTGGCCCGAGCCTTCGCCGCCCAGCAGCCAGCCCCGGTCCTGCATCATTTCGAGCACGTAGCGGTCGCCGACCTTCGCGCGCGCGAAGCCGATGCCCAGTTCCTTGAACGCGACTTCGAGCGCCATGTTGGTCATCAGGGTGCCGACGGCGCCGGCCACCGGGCCGGTCGCCATGCGGGCGCGCACCATCACGTACAGCAGCTCGTCGCCGTTGTACAGGCGGCCTTCCGCGTCGCACATGATCAGGCGGTCGGCGTCGCCGTCCAGCGCGATGCCGAGATCGGCCTTGTGTTCGACGACCGCCGCCGCCATCGCCTTCGGTGCCGTCGCGCCGACGCCCTCGTTGATGTTGAAGCCGTCCGGCTTGGTGCCCAGCTCGACGACTTCGGCGCCCAGCTCATGGAACACGTGCGGCGCGATGTTATAGGCGGCGCCATGCGCGCAATCCACGACGATTTTCAGGCCGCGCAGGTCGAGCTCGTTCGGGAACGTGCTCTTGCAGAATTCGATGTAACGGCCCTGGGCGTCGCGCAGACGCGTGGCGCGGCCCAGCTTTTCCGACGACACGCAGCCCATCGGCTGGTCGATCATCTCCTCGATCTCGAGCTCGACGGCGTCCGGCAGCTTGGTGCCGTGACCGGAGAAGAACTTGATGCCGTTGTCCTGGAAGGGATTGTGCGAGGCCGAGATCACCACGCCGGCCTGCAGGCGCAGCGCACGCGTCAGGTAGGCGATGGCCGGGGTCGGCATCGGGCCGGCCAGCATCACGTCGACGCCGGCTGCCGAAAAACCGGCTTCCAACGCCGCTTCCAGCATGTAGCCGGAAATGCGCGTGTCTTTGCCGATCAGGACCGTAGGGCGTTCGCTCGTACCGGCCTTGTCCTTGGCCAGCACCTTGCCGGCTGCATAGCCCAGCCGCATCACGAAGTCGGGGGTGATGGGAGACTTGCCCACCAGGCCGCGTATGCCATCGGTACCAAAATATTTGCGTGCCATTAATTAAATTCTCTTCATCTATTGATTATTCGTAGTGGCCGCTTGCCAGACCTTCAGCGCATCCACCGTCTCTGCCACATCATGGACCCGCACGATCCGGGCGCCCTGCGCTACCGCAGCGAGCGCACCGGCCAGGCTGCCGGCCAGGCGCTGCTCCACGCTGCGTCCCGTCATGGCGCCGATCATCGATTTGCGCGACAGGCCCGCCAATACGGGCAGGCCCAGTTCGCCTTCCATGCGGCTTATGCTTCGGAGCAAAGCGTAATTATGCTCGACACTCTTCCCAAAACCAAATCCGGGATCGATCGTGATGCGTTCGCGCGCCACACCCGCCGCCAGCAGCGCATCGATCCGCGCGCGCAGGAAGGCGATCACGTCGGCCACGACGTCGTCGTAATCCGGGTTGGCCTGCATACCCTGCGGGGTGCCCTGCATGTGCATCACGCACAGGCCGCAGTCGCTGTCGCGCACGGCCTCGATGGCGCCGGGCGCGCGGAAACCGTTGATATCGTTGATCATGTCGGCGCCCGCGATGATCGCCTCGCGCATCACGTCCGGCTTGCACGTGTCGATCGACAGCGGATAGCCCAGTTCGCGCAGCGCGTAGATCGCAGGCATCACGCGGCGCAATTCTTCGTCGACGGGAATGCTGGGCGAGCCCGGACGCGTCGATTCGCCGCCGATATCGATGATGTCGACCCCGTCCTTGATCATCTGCTCGGCCCGCTCCACGGCGAATTCGAGCGCCTGGTAGCGGCCGCCGTCGGAAAAGGAATCGGGGGTGACGTTGAGGATGCCCATGACCAGCGGACGCTGGGCGAGGTTATAGCCGAAACGGCCGCACTGCAGGTATTGACGCATAACGAAAAGCCAACGGGATGAAGAATAAAAAGGCACCCGCTCGGGGTGCCTTTCGTAAATTTCTATGACGCAGCGATCAAGCCGGTGCAGTCGCGTTCGGGGCGACACCACCGTTGTCGCTCGGAGGCGTGCGCTTGGTCAGTACGACCGACTTCGGCGGACGCGGTTCGCGGCCGGCCATGATGTCGTTGATCTGGTCGGCGTCGATGGTTTCCCACTCAAGCAGCGCCTTCGTCATCACTTCGACCTTGTCGCGGTTTTCTTCCAGCAGGCGACGGGCCAGCGTGTACTGCGTGTCGAGGATGTTGCGGATCTCGGCATCGACCTTTTGCTGCGTCGCCTCGGAGATGGTCTTCACGGAGCCGCCGAAGAAGCCCTCGTTCGGATCATCCTCGTAGACCATCACGCCCATGCTTTCCGACATGCCGAAGCGGGTCACCATCGAGCGGGCCACCTTGGTGGCACGGGCGAAGTCGTTCGAGGCGCCGGTCGACATCTGGCCGACGAAGATTTCCTCGGCGATGCGGCCGCCGAACAGGATCGAGATCTCTTCCAGCATCTTGTCCTTGTAGCCGGACAGGGCGTCATGCTCGGGCAGCTGCCAGGTCAGGCCGAGGGCATAGCCGCGCGGCATGATCGTGACCTTGTGCACCGGATCGGCCTTCGGCAGCAGCTTGGCGATCACCGCGTGGCCGGACTCGTGGTAGGCCGTGTTGCGGCG